GGCGGTAATACTTTTATCTGAACAGATACACTACCATACGCCAAATACTACTAAAAACCCATATGACCCTCCTTTTGAAATAACTTGTAACACCAAAGAGAGATGAGTCGTTGCACTCCTCACCGATAAATAAATTTATCTTATGAAAACACCAATGCAAGAACTATTGGAATGGGTTAGAGCAACCCTACCAATGGATTTAGATACACCAAGATTGATTGAGCGTAAGATTGAATCTCTACTTGAGAAAGAGAAAGAGGTGATGTGTGAGTTTGCTGATGACTACCAACGCAACTGCTTTCAAAAATCAGCAGATGATTATTTTAAAGAAACCTTTAACACCAAAGAGAAATGAAACAAGGAACATTAGTATGGATAGTAGCATCAGTAGAAGATGATGCACTACAAGTAAACTGCGACAAGGATGAGATTGTAGTAGAGCCTCACGGATTTAGAGCAATGCCTTTGTATGCAGATAAGCAGTGGGTAAAGCCACTTACTGAAGAGGAGATTGAAGAATACAACAAGAACCTTTAAAACAAAAGAGAAATGAAACTATTCAAGAGAAGAAAAGAGATTGTATTAGGACATCACCACATTGCAACTGATGTTAGGGTTAACATCACAACAAGCCACGAGGAGGGTGTTGTCGTACATTGTCAAACAAAAGACAACAAAATGATAAGGTTAAATTTTACAAATCACGAGGCGTTAGATATGGGTTTGATTAACCTTGAAGTATTACAGCCTTATTTTAGAAACCTTTAACACCAAAGAGAGATGAGCCACAAAGACCTTAAAAAAATGGTTGGTAGAGAATGTGAATTCCTATCTTACTACTTAGAAGAATTTGAAAAAAAGCTTACTACAGATCCAAGGAATCAAGAGCTTAAAGACAATATCAATACCATAAGGGCTAAGTGGGAAGCTTACGACAAGGTATACCGATACATTATAAAAACATTTGAGGAATGAAAAATTACATTCGCAAGAGGGCGCATTACAGGTACTTAAATAGGTACTTAAATGAAATACGCTGGGAGATTATAAATACAGTGATCATATCAAGTTCAACAGAATACACTAAGTCTGTTGTGGATCATTTAGATAACTTAGGGGGATTAATACGTAAATACGAGAGAAGAAAGAGATGGATGAAATTTTAAACATAGAGTACCATACACGAGTGTACGTTATGCATGCGTTAAAGAAGTACAAGAGTCCTACTATTGCTGCAAAACACTTAGGAATAACAGCAAGGACAATACATAGATACATAAATAAATGGGGAGTAAGCTACAAGCCTGAAGCACCCAGAACTGTTAAACCTGTCCAGTGGAAAAACGTTAGATAAAAAACTATGAAAACAAATTACGAATCATCGAGAACACCAGAAGCAAAAGAAACAATAGTACGCATAGCAAGATACGCTTCAAGAAACATGATGCGTACAAAAGTGAAGAGTAGTGTTTACGCACGTATAGTAGATGCGTGTATGGAAGACCTGCGTAAAAACGGTATAGAAAATGACTAATCAACTGCTCGTAGAATGGTCGGTAGTCGTTCTTTTTGCTTTAATGTTTATAGCTTATCTGCTATATAAAATGAAAGAAGACTAATGGGATTCAACGAAGATATAGAGAGAGGTGAATCTGTCGAGTATAAGATACTTGAACTTATTAGGGAGACATATCCATCTGCCGATAAGAAAAAGGGGTATTTCAAAGAATACGATATAGAGATACCAGAGATAGACACTACTGTAGAAGTAAAGTATGATGAAATGTCTGCTGTTACAGGAAACTTAGTTGTCGAGACGGAGTTTGATAGCAAGCCTTCAGCATTAAACACAACAACAGCTGACTATTGGCTTTTTGTTACGCCTACGGAGCTTATGTGGATCAAACCCACCGCCATATGGAGTGTTATACGTTTTCACAATTATAGTCTAAGGCGGTTTATTGGAAACGGTGACACCAAGTATAAGAAAGCTTTTTTGGTTAAAACACATCACATTAGAAATCTTTGTAACCCGGTTACAAAACACGATTTGTTTAAATAAGTAAATGTTTATACCTTGATAAAAAATCGCACTATGTCAATTAAAGATTTAATTACTGAACACTATGGTGATCATACCGATGAAGGACCTTTATTAGCCGTTGGATTTGATGATGCTTTAATAGGTATTGATCCTAACTCTCTTAGAGCCGTTTACTCAAGGAACATGTGTATAGACATACTCGTGGAGGAAGGAGAGTCTGTGGAGGATGCTATGGATTTTTTAGAGTACAATACATTTAGTGCATACGTAGGAGAATACACACCAATTTTTATAGAAGATTTTTTATGGGATACTTAGACAACAAAGAGCACAAAAAGGTTATCGACTGTGTGCTTATGCAAAACGCAAACATGTTCGTTAATCTGGGGATGGAGAACTCAAAAAGCGATTACGACAAAGCAAAGAAAGAAGAGCGTAGAAAACTCAGAAAGATACAGCATCTTGATCCAGAGAAAATAGGCAGATTAATTAAAGACTCACTCGATGACTAACGATACACCTAAGTACTATATAGGAAAGTACAAGAATATAGAAGCAATGGATGTTGTTCTTGATTTTCAAGAGGACAATTACAATCTTGGCGTGGCAATAGCCTACCTACTGAGAGCTGGCAAGAAAGAGGGCAACCCAGCGACTCAAGATATAGAAAAAGCAATAGTACATCTGGAAACCGAACTTAAACATCAAAGAGCAAATGGAGAATCTAACAGTAACGATATTCAAGGATATAAGGGACATACAGGGTCCTCACCTTATTACGTTACGGACAGCACTGGAGCGTATAAAGAGTGGCAAGAGCAAGTCCTTGATAGAGAGGGTCCGTGGGGTTCACAGCATCGATCAGAACGGGAACCAGGTTCCGGACAAGGAAGCTAAGAAAGAACTACCTGTAGTTTGTTTTAGCGGTCAGTTTGAATTACGCAAAGATGATTCACTGGTGTCGCACAATGGTCTTATTGTTCTTGATTTTGACCACCTAGATGTAGAGGTTTCAAAAACTATTCTAGCTACAGATGACTATGTATTTGCATGTTGGGTATCACCAAGTGGTGATGGGCTAAAAGCATTGGTCAAGATTAGCACACCTTCAAAACACCGTGAGCACTTCAAAGCTATTGAAAAATACATGGAGCGCACCTACGGATTAGAGGTAGACCCCTCCGGTAAGAATGAATCCAGAGCCTGTTTTGAGTCCTATGATCCTGACATTATAGTAAACAGCAATAGCAAGACATTTTCATCTATTGTTTCTGCTACTGATGACGTGCAAGTTGCATCGCATAAAGAGGTTATCACTGACTATAACAAGCTTGCTGTTATTTCTTCTATCATTAGACGTGCTCAAGATGGAGAGAAACATACCGAGCTCGTAAAAGCCGCACATTTAGCAGGTGGGTTTGTAGCGGCTGGCAGAATAGAAGAAGAAGAAGCTCGTAGAGTGCTGCTTCGTGAGATACTAAAGAAAGAAGTAGAGAACGAAGACAACGCACGCAAAGCTATAGATGATGCAATAGAGTCAGGTAAGAAAATGCCTATCCGTGATGTAATAGATGGCGAGAGCAAGGCAATACGCCAGATGCAACTAAACGATAATGACTTTAGCTTTGTATCTAACGATGACATTGATTTTAGCTGGATTACTGAATACGCCTCTGGCTTAATAGAGGTAGGTCTAACTACAGGTAACGATATACTTGATAGAAACTTTAGATACAAGAAAGACTTTACAATCATAAACGGTATCAGTAATGTGGGTAAGACTACATTAGCACTGCACCTTATGATTAACGCATCTGTACTACACGGTTGGAAGTGGATTATATACAGCTCTGAGAATAAAACAGCATCTATTAAGATGAGGTTGATGGAGTTTATTGTTGATATGCCTATACGACAAATGGATACAGAGATGATTAAGTACGCTTACAACTGGGTAAACAAACACTACAAAGTTATAAGCAACAACGATGTATACAGCTACTCAGAGCTCATACTCTTTGCTGAAAAAATCATACATCATGAAGGAGCTTATGATGGATTCTTTGTAGACCCATACAATAGCTTACGCATAGATATAGCTCAGGGAGTAAATAAGAATAGCCACGAGTACCACTATGAAGCAGCTTCGGAATTTCTAACTTTTGCCAATCGCATGAAGATGGCTGTTTGGTTAAATATGCACGCGGTAACTGAGGCACAGCGTATGCGTGGTGAGGATGGACTGCCTGTAGCGCCAACAGCATCTATGACTGAAGGCGGGGGTAAATTCGTGAATAGAGCCGATTGTTTCCTGACATTCCATAGGAAAGTGTCTTCTCCTGACTACGATACTCGTAGAACGATGGAGTTTCATGTACGTAAGGTTCGCGAGACAGAAACTGGAGGTGCTCCAACTGTTTACAATCAACCTTTCTTGTTCCAAATGACTGAGTCAAACACAGGTTTCAGAACCTTTACAGCACAAGGTCCACTGTATAAGCCTCTTATGTTAAAAAAAATACAAGGAGAGCTGGTTTTATAAACAGCTAATCACTATTTTGTTAGAAAGTATATGGATACAAAAAACGAAATAGTACTGTCTTTGCCCAAGCCGCCATCATTGAACGCTTTTTATGCTGGTAGACACTGGACAATACGCAAGAAACATAAAGAAAGCTACAACAAGAGCCTAAAAGAAGCATTACTTAATTACGATCTTTTTACAACAGAACAATATGCATTAGAGGTAGAGTACAACGCAAGGTATGATGTAGACAACGCTATTATGTGTGCTAAATTCGTTAGCGACTTTTTAAAAGATAATGAGTACGTAATTGATGACACGCCTAAATACTTCGTAAAACAGAGTACCAAGTTTAACAAAAACCTAAATAAAGATGAGTTCCTATGTCGTATCAAGCTCTATGGATACCAACTCCGTGAGTAGTGATTTTTTTAATGCCTGTGCAATGATGCACGAAATGATTAATGAGCTGTATGAAAGCCTACACGATGGCTACGGCAATCCAGTAATTGATGAAAAACAGATACTTGATTTAACAAAAGAGTTTAAAAACAAAATGCGTTTAGAACTCGATATGATCAAGTCTTCTGTACACCAACACCTGGAAGAAAATGCAAAGGGGCAGATATAAATGCGCTAAATGCAATAGGTTAAAAAGAAAACACCTGTTCCATAAAGACAATTCTAAAAAATCTGGTGTGGCTTCTTACTGTAAGAACTGCAAGAAGAAAGCTGACTCCCTAAGAGAAAGAAAATATGGGGACATAGATGAGAACGGCAACTTAATATATACTGTATATTACTTACCAGAGGAGCACTACGTAGGAATGACAAAGGATCTTTTACACCGCATGAAAGACCATAGAAAATCAGGTAAGTTGATTGATGGATATGAGATTGTAGGTCAGTATTCAGATCCTAAAATAGCTCATCTGTTGGAAACACAGCTACATTACAGAGGTTACCATGGGTTCCAGTATAAAGGTTAATTAACTACCTTTACAAGCTCTTTACTTTTCTAACCTTTAAAACAAAAACTATGTCTGATTTACAGATGAGTGACAGCTTTGCTGACTTTATTGACGAGCTTGAAACCAGTGAAAAAAACGATAACGCTCAATGTTCTATCGATAACCCGGAATGCGAGAGTTGTAGCGGTTAGAATTACCAGAGGGGTGGAAATTATTCTGCCCCTCTTTCTTTTTATATAAAGAATATTAGTATCTTAGCGCCAGTTCTATTTATCATTTCATCTCTCTCTCCCCACTCTTGGATGATTTATAGAGTTTGAGTTAACAGATCAGAAAAGGAGGCATTAGCCTCCTTTTTTGTTTCCCTTCTTAGCGTAACAGCAATTACCATCACATTCTTTGGGTTCTATTTCACAGTACTGACGCTTTGGATTAGCACTATTAATTTTCTGTTTTCTTTTATTCATTGTCAAGATACTTGTCGATTAGTCTTTGTATAACTTTAAACCCTATAAACACTAGGAAAAAGTACAAAGCTAACTTCTGTATCTTATCAAATAAGTTTTCTTTTTCAACATAAATAATTTTTTCGTAAGGAATTTCAATAGTCCGAACTATCGTATCCGAGTCGCATTTCGCGTCTATAATAAGAGTGTCGTTCACCTTTACTATCTTCACACGCAACCTGTCCTTCGTTATGGTTATGGTGTCGTGTTGCTTCAAAGTCACAGTATCCTTCAAAACCACAGGCGGGACTACAAGAGTGTCCTGTACAACCAATGTGTCCTTTTTCAGAATCATTGGGTCTTTCTGGACCGCTTTTTTCAAGTGCCATTGAGCGCTGCAACTCGTTAATAACAGCATTAGAGTTAATCTTACCAGCCATTTCATTTTTTATACTTTGATTTCACCGAACCACCTTTTTTGTAAAGGAACGGGCTTGCTCCACTTATCTTTCTTCTCTGTAACGCTTGAGCTTGATTTACATAATCGTCAAATGATCCTACTTTTATGTTACCTATCTGACCTCCATATGTTTCCATAAACTGAGCTTTGTTCGCGTCTGGAACGAATATGTTACTTATTTCGTCAAAACCTATACCTTTATTAAACATCGCCTCGCCTTCAATTGTAGAGCTAGGTATACTCATTCTTGATTGAGCACCGTATTTAGGGTTGACGCCAAATACCACAGGGTAATTATTAGCACCTTTTCCAAACCTTATAGCGTAACCAGCAGCTGCTCCAGGGTTAGATATAGATGCTGTGGAAACAGTATTCTGAGCGTCTCTAATGCCTTGAATCATTTGGTTCACTTCTACACCCTCTCCTGTTACTAATTTACCAGCTCTCTGTAATTCTTCAGCTGATATCAATCCCTTGTTCTTGAATATTCCTGGTAGAGCACTTGAACCAGTTCCGTGGGTATACAGAAAAGGAACGGGTGATAAATCTTTTTGAAAATTGGCTATTCTCTCTAATGTTTCAGGTTTTGAAAATGCAGAACCCTTACCATACAGAGCACCTCCTGGAAACACGTCACTTGCAATATCCATATTAGCTCCATAAGGTATACTCATTTGTCTATCGTATGCATTTTGTATAGCCTCAAGATCAATGTTCTTTGCAATATTAGAACGATTACCTTTAATGAGTCTTGCTATTCCTTTTCCTAACCCTCTCAATGCACTAAGACCACCACTCCTGTCAGCGCCTATCATTCTGAAGTTACTGTTGGTTGGTTGTAATTCATCCGCAGTTAAGCGTCTTATCATTGGACCTTCGTATACAGGGGCTGTTACAGAAACCTCATCAAGAAAACCACCTTGAATTGGTTTTGGTTTCAAATTATTATGATTAGCTCTTTCTCTTAGCTTCCTTATAGCTGGAGGTAGATGTCCACCTTTTGTGTATTTTCTCTTAGCCTTCATGTTTATCCCACGTAATCAAAGTCGGTATAAGTAATGCTTACCGATTCCCCTTCTTCCAATGCCTTAGCAATCGGAGGATAAACTCTTTTGTACGCATTAACACTTGAGCCCACCATACCATTACTAGAGCTAAAGTTCGCTTGTTGAGAATCACCCAGAAGAAGACACCCAGCAGTATGTTCGTCAGTGTTACCAGTATGAATAAGGATATACTCAAAGTTAGGAACCTCACGCACCCATAACATTCCTTTGTGCATCTCCCCGTATTTTTTTTCATACCGCCCATGAAAACCGCCTGTAGCTCTAAGTGTTATTTTATAAGTGCCGGAAGGTATTCTAGTTTCTCCAGCTACCTTGTCTTCACGATGCTCGTCCTCCAATGTGTAACATAGGAATCTACGCTTACCACCACTAACATCAAATAGCGCACCATTTGTGCTATCTTTTTGACTGCTAAATCTTAGTACCTCTAGCTCCATTACTCAGCTTTTTTAGCAAACTTCTCGATACCAGCGATACCAAAGCTACCCAGGGTTACGATTACAAAGCTGTTGTAAGTGAACTCATTAATAGGCAAGTCTTTACTACAAGCTCCTGTGATTACATCAGCAAGCATAACAGCTACCATTACAGCAAAGGAGAGAAAACCTATAATTGTTTTCTCGTTCCAATCATTATCATCTTTAAAGATCTTTACAAACTTTTTCATAATTATATATATTAGTTAATCAAAATATTCTTTAGGGAATTTATCACTTACATCAAGGTTGTTTAAAATGTAAGACTCTTCGTAATCATCAAAATTAGTTTTAATAATTTTATTTACTTCTATCATTTTCTGAGTGTTTCCTTTATAAGCAGCAACTTTAACTACCGAATAATACATTTCTCTTACATCATCCAATATTTTCTTTCTGTGCTCCGGATAATCCGTAGTAAGGTAATTCTCATCAAAACTTCTCTTATAGCCTTTAACAGCATATCTAAATTGTTGCACTAAGTCGTACTCATAGTCGCGCACAAAAGCCCTTTGAGCAATAAGCTTTAAAGTCTCCTTTGGTACATTTACTTTTTCTAGGTTAAAGTCTTTTGGATTTAAACCCTGTAGCTTTAAATATCTTTCAGCTCTTTCTATCTCTTCATTTTTTCTAGAAGCGTCTCTGTAAGAAGATGTTATTAAAGAAGGTAGAAACTGAGAGCCACCGTACTTAGCCATGTCCATAACACGTTTAAATGCCGGGTCAGAAGGGTCTGATATTGATCTTCCGTAAACATCTTCGTTTTTAGCCAAAGAGGTTAAAAGATTTACAGCCATGTTAGGCTGTATTGCATCACCTAAAATTCCAAAGTAACCACCAAACCCAAACACCTCAGCGTAAGGATCAAATCCGGTGTAGTCATATACACGAACTTTTAAATCATCATCAACAGATTTAACCCATACCTTGTGGTTTTTTAGCCATCCTGGTCTAACAACAGTTGCATTTTCAAACATCTCTGCTTGTTTTTTTCTTTGCTGTTCTGTCTCTTCTTCGTCATCAAATCCTAGCATACCAAGTATGCCCCCGTAAGCATATGAAACAGATTTAATTATAGCGTAAGGACCAGATACTCCTACCCATCCAAGACCGGTAAGTTTTCTGCGGATATCTTTTCTGTATTCTGATTTCTGCTCATCAGATAAAGTATCGTCTGACATTAATGTTTTAATATCATCTCTTACGTTTGCTACAATTCTGTATGTACTTCTAAACGCTTCAAAACGGAATCCTTGGAAATCACCAATAGGCATTCTTTGTACAGCTTTACCAAGCTTAGTAATCCTACCCCATGTAGGAGTGTTGTCTTTTACACGCTCGGCAGCTTGCGCTCTTACTTTTTTCTGCTGTGCATCATTTAAATTAGCGTATTCGTCACCATAAAGTTTCTTAGCGAACGACTCCCTTTCGTTTTGATAGATAGACATTTTACCAAAGTCATCAATTGCAGCGTAAGTAGACCCTAGATCTGCAATAACTTTTTTACCCATGTTTCGTACCTTACCTACATACTTATCGTAGAAAGATTTATCCCCAGTTACGGAGAAATAGTATGAGAATCCAGAAAGACCAATTTGATTTACATTAAACGATTGACCTATCGCTCCATTCTCTGCAAGCTCAGTAAGCATGTCCATGTATTTTTGATCTCCATTTAGGATACCTTCAGCCATAGACTTTATATTCTTAGCTTGTTTTGTAGGGTTAAACCATCCGTTAGCCCAGTTAAAATACATTGTACCTATAACGTTCTTACCCCATGTCGGGCTATTCAATATAACGTTAACCATACGTAGGTTCTTCAATGCAAAGAAGTAACCACTCCAGAATCCACCCGCTAAACCATCTTTATCAGTTTCGTAAATAGGTTTAGACTGTATGATTTCAGTAATATCATTATGAACCCACTTCGTGTTTAAAGGACTCATAGGGTCATTAATCTGCTTGTATGTAGCCTTTTGTCTTTCTTTAATTTTATTATTAGAAATAATCATTGGCTCCTGACTAACGCGGTCTAATATCAGTTTCTTCTGTGGCTTAGTAAGCTTAGAGAAATCTTTATTAAACTCTTCTTTAGCGTAAACATCTTTTAGGTTGTCTTCTATACCATCAGCAATCATTTCAACCATCTTACCTTTTTCGTAGATGTTAAACAGCACCTCACCTGTTGCAGCCATCTGTGCAATAGGGTCTTTAACCTCACCAAGAAGCTCTCTGATATGTACTGGTAGATCTTTCTTTTCTAAGAAGGCACTGTTAGGAATGTTTGTTCCCTTACCTTGAGCTCTCATCTTTTTTCTGTTATCAAGAAGCTCGGTATATTCTTTAATAAGGTTGTCGATGTTTCGCTTAGACTCATCTAGAAGCAACTCTCTCTTAGAGTATCCTTTGTTATCACCTTTTGTAGCTTTTAACAATGTAGACTCAATAGCTTGTTCTCTGGTATATCCAGCCTCGTTAATAAGCTTGTTGATCCAGTTATTGTAAAGAACTAAAAACTCTTCTTCTACAGCTTTGTTTCGCTCGTTCTTACCTAGATTTAAATACTTACCTAAAGATCCAAACTTAAACTTGTAAGTAGGGTCATCAAAAAACCTGTAAGAGCGGTGCATATATGTACCAATATTCTCTAATATGTTTTCCTTTGTTTCTTTAGGCAACTTAGAGAATGTACTATCTGTTACTAAAGCAGCAGATTTTTCGTCTATAATGGCACGAACAGCCCTTAAATTCTTAAGTATACGCTCACCGTTTTTCAACTCAAGTATATCATCAACAACAGCTGATTTGTCAGCCTCCATCATAAACCTATTGGCTAACCCTCTTGCTTTAACAATATACTCAGTGTCTATACCTCTTTTCTTGCGGCTCACCCAGTTACCACCAAGGTCATTATTCAGCTCTCGTAAAATCTTTCCTAGACCCTTCATACCTATAGAGACTTTAGAAGATCTTATCTCTTCCATTTTAATAATCTCTTTCTGTACTTGGTTCCATTTAAAACCTTTAATCTTTTCTAAAGCAGATTGCAGTCTTGATGGATAGTCTAATTCTTCGTCTGTTGGAGGCTCATACCCTTGTTTTTCTTTAAACTCTGGGGTACTTTCCTCTATTGTTACGTAATCAACACTTCCTTCAAATATAGAAACGCCAGTACTTGCTTGATCAATAACCGGAGTATCACTCATTTTTTTCACTGCACTTGCAGTGCTTGATACTTTTGGATCTTCGCTTGGTCCTACTAAAATTGCACTACGACCATGTCTACCAGCATCTACAGCAATTGTTCTTGCCCATTCGGCAGCTGATATACTAGGGTCTACAAAAGCAAAGTAAGTTGGGATTAAAGCCTGGTCTAATATAAGGTGACCAAACTTTCCGCTATTATTAATTTTTAATTTGCTTAAGAATTTTGCAAGCTTTATGCTGTCTAATAAAGGAGCAGGTCTTTCTGAAAACGGCTCGTATAATTCTTTTCTTGAGAATGAATATACCGGAGCTGGAACAATGTTTTCCGGCTTCTTGGTATCTGGTTTACTTGATGTTCTATCATTAAAGGTCGCAAACTTACCGCTATCTAGATTAATAATTATACCATCTAACAGTGTAACTCCAGGTACTGATTTTATATATTTTGAAAATTTGCGATAAACATTTAAGTCTCCAGAACTTTCCTTTAAATTACCAGAAGGGTGGTTATGAATAAAAGTCACAAAAACCTCTTCTCCTTTTAAATCAAATCTAGCAGCATCTATAAGCCCACCAACTTGTATCATATCAACTACAGCTGAATTTTGAGTACCTGTTCCGAGCCAAATGGTTTTATAATCCCCTTTTTTGGTACTAACCACAAGGAACATGTTTTCAGAAGTAGCTGACTCAAGATGACGCAATAAAAACGCGACATCACTAGGACCGTTTATCTTCTCTGGACCGGTAAGGCTAAAAGCCTCATTCTGTTCGTATATTCTTTGCTGTAGAGTAAACTCTTCAGTTTTGTTTTTAGCTACCATAGAGCTTTTAAAACGTATTGGTCCGAGTTGTTTACTGTTTACTACTTGGGTTTTTTGATCAGTATAGGATCCAGAAGGCGCTGCATCTGTTCCTGTAAGCTCTTCTGTCTTTGGATACTTAACAGCTATAACCTCTTCATCTTTTGTCAAAGCTTCAAACCCTAGTCTCTTGGCTACATTCTCTTCTGTTTCGTTAAAAGCTTTGGCGACAGCTGACACATATTGTTTTACTACATCTAAACCCTCTTTCCTTAGGTCTTTAATATCTTGTATTAGTGTGCTTTCAGTTGCGTAATCGCTAAAACTATCCGCATCAAACCCATCCATTACAAGTCTCTTAGATCCTTTACCTTTACTTAAAGCATCAAACGCTTTGGCTTGTGTAATGAGGTCAAATCCATACATCCCATTATTGCCCCACATTACTTGATTTACTTTCTTTGGATCAAATTTTCCAGTAACACTTTTTTTAAGCCATGGATTAGCAAGATTCTGGAAGTAGTCTTCCTCTAAAGCTGATACAGCCTCAATGCCTTTTAAACCTTTGTACTTAAAATCAAGAACATCCTTTACACCTTTAGCAGCTCCCTTGTCTGAACCATATATCATTACATTTTCAGGTGCATCCTTAGTGCGTTTTCTCTTTGGGTTTTTGTCGTACCCGCCTTCATAAATATCTAATCTTATAGATATTCCACTACCAAGATTCATTATCTTTTTAGCAACTTCCCACCATTCTTTATTAGGTACTGTAAATTCAACGCCTTTACCTTTTTCAAAACTATAAAAGTTATTAAGATCTTCTGCTGAAGGAACAAAACCTTTAGCTATTTCAGCCTCCTCTTTAGTCAGCTTAACACCAGCAATAATCGTTTCTTCTTCTTTAATATCCTTTTCAGTGTAATTTTTTAGTTTAGAAAACTCACTGTCATCCATCTGCTTAATAGCATCAGCAAAAGTCAAAACCTTGCTTACGCCATCAATAGTTACAGTGTCATATAATATTTTATTTACACCAATATCATCAGCTACACTTTTAATGTATTGCTTAATAGTATTAATCGCTTTTTTGCGAGAGTCAATAAGTAGATCTTTAGGTCTAGTTTCTTCAGACATACTATTTATAGACCCGTTGTAGCTTTCTACTAATTCAACAATCTTCTTCTTTACTTCCTGAATATTATTCTTCTGATATTCTGGACCTATAAAGCCATATTTAGTTTTTGGGTTTGAACCCTCAAGGAACTTTTTATTTTTAGCACCTTTTTCATCAGCTTCTATTACTATACCAATACCGAACTCGCCAATATCCTTCATTTTTTCTATGTCAGATTCTGACTTCAAGCTTATTGCAGAGACAGTCTCAGCATCAATAATATCTTGCTTGTTAGGTATAGACTTTTTCTTTGGCTGTGCTTTTTGCTCTGGCTTAGAGAAAACTTTTTGCTCTTGTTCTGGAGCTTCTTCTTTTTTTAATCCAGCGTCTATTAGAATTTGATCTTTAGTAAACTTAGAAGAGTTTGCAGTATACTTACTTAAAGAACCACCAGCCTTCAGGCTGCTTAGAATGTCGTACTGACCACTACCTCTGTTTATAGGAATAGCCTTCCATACTCTTTTAGGGTATATTTCTCTTCTTCCAAAGTATTCTACCCTGTCATTCTTCATTCTATACCTTTCAATACTGTCTAAAGGTTTTGATACAAGCTCGCTTTTTGAAGTTTCTTTTCCTCCGTTAAGTACTTTTTGTTTCTGTATCTCAGTATTTATAATAGCAGCAGTAACAAGTTGAATAAACTCATCTGGGTTCATTTTACCTGTTATGGTTTTGGCGTAGAACTCTTCCTCGTTTCTGTAGAACGGAGCCTTATTACCAGACATTATCTCCTTTCTTACCATAAGGCGAGATGCAATGTCTAATTCTAAATCGGGTAACGGAGCTCCTGTTGTTCTTATACTAGGTATAGTTCTACCCTCAAGTTCCTTATTTATTTCACGCTTTTTATCTAAGTCGCTTTCATCATCCTCTTTTTTTGCTGCTACCTCAGGTTCAGGCGCTGCCTCTGGTTGAGATTCCTTCTCTGTGGATGGAGCTACTTCAGCTTTTATTTCTTGTTCTGGAGCTTGCTTAGTATCTGGAGCTGTTTCTGGAGTGGGAGCGACTTCAGTTTTTGGAGCCGGGGCAAGCTGTTGGTTGATTTTTTCATCTTGTTTAGCTAAATTTTCTAATTGCTGTTCTAATTCTTCTTGCTCGTACTGGCTTGTAATAATGTTGTAAGCAACCTCATCGCCTATATTACCTCTAAAGGTCCTTTTAGTGCCGTTTGCTGCATCTAAATTAACAGATACTATATTTCCTTGCTCGTCACGGTTAATTGCTGCTAGAGGGTCGCTATAGTTGTTCTGATATTGCTCACCACGAATAGTGATATTGTTACCATCAATCGATACAATCTCCTCAGCTTTTGCCAGTCCAAGCTCATCAGCAAATTTGCCGTTAAGATCGTCTATATTTCCAAGCTCAATTATATCCCCATCGTCAGTCAACAAAGATCTCTTGCCAGCTCCTTCATCAATAATACGACCAGCAACTTGCTTGCCCGAAGGAGACTTCATAGTTACGCGACCTTCAATAAGGTCTTCAAATCGATCTGGTTGTACCGCTTTGTCTACTTCTAAGTCAATGGTAACTGGAGTAGGTTCATCTTCTGGTACAAATGTTTCTTTTGGAGCAGCCGGTTTAGTTTCAACTGTGCCAATTATATCTGTTTTCTTTTTATTAAGCTCTAATTCTAATTTCTCAATTTGAGACTTGATTAAATTAGCAGCCGTTTCTGACTCAGTACCCTCTAATCTCTGCTTCTTGTCAAGAATAACAGCTTCAAGGTTTCTAATCTCATCAATCTGTTCGTCAGTAGCTTTTTTAATAAGTGCGTTCTCTTCATCGCTACGATACCTAGATTCAATTTCATCCTTCTCAACAAAAAGCTCTACAGCTTCTGTTTGTAAAAGATACAGTTGAGAATCGTCAGAAGTAAGTTTTCTTTTCTTAGCAATGTTGTTTAATGCGTTATCAATATCTCTGATTCTTTTTTGGTCCTCAGTAGAGAACTTACTAAAGAACTCAACGTCTTGATCAATCAATGTACGCAATGAAGATATATTCTTATTGATCATGTCATCAATAACATTTACTTCTTCTTGTGAGGCTTCTTTCTTCTTTTCCTCTAGCTCTTTTAGCTGTTGTGCTTTTTTTGCACGAGCTTTTTCGTTCTTAATAGAACCACGAGCGCTCATTCCGTTTGCTGTTACAATTGTACCGCCACCGGCAGTCATACCTATTAGAAAATCGTCAACAAGCTTATTTACATCAAAAGGTTTTCCTTCTTTAACTCCAACGACCATCTGGTCAAACGAGTTTACCAAAGCTTCCTCAAAGCCTTCTTCCAATCCGCTTTTAGCCAATTGCTTGTATATGTCACTCGCTTTTACACTCTGTATAAAAGATTGTCTGTATGCTTCAGTGGAAGCCTGTTTAGAGAATATCTTTCTAAATGCCGCAAGGTCGGCTCCCCCCATTTTCTCTGCCAATCCCTCTACAACACCTGCTGCCGTAGCAAACATTAGTTTCTCTGACGGAGAATACACTGGATTATTTTCAATCTCACGATACTTATTACCACCAGCACTTACAGCAACTACACCTATACCTGTTGTAGCAGCTAAGGCAACCGAAGGTATAGCCTCTGTAGCACCACTAACCAATAAAAAAGCTGATTTAGATATTTTACCATCTTGCGCTAAACCTACAATCCCTCTTTCAGCCTCCTCTTTAGTAATGCCAGCATTTGTATTACGAGTATTTCTATAGAATTCTGCGTTAGCAGCAAAGGTATCTGCGGCTTTTTCTATAAAGTTAGGATCTTCAAGTGATGTTATTGATTCAAATAAAGGACTATTGAATCCACCCGGCATTCCAGAAGAGCGAGCAAAATCGTAAGCCATATTAGCGTAGTCAAGTATACCGCCTACAACACTATTAGATCCACCTACTAATTCTGATAAAAAAGGAGTCTTTGCCGCACCTCTAGCAAAAGCGCGATCAGCCTCTTTAAGAGACTCAAAGAAAGGATTTGGCGGTGTTTCAACCTCTGTAGATACTGATGGTCCAACCAAAGATTCTCCAGCTGTAGCTTCTTTTTTTTTTGGAGCGTAATCTACTTGCCCCTTGTATACAGGGTACTTCTCTAATATTGCGTCAACCAATACAGAATCTTCGTATTCGTTATACTCTGGATACTTAGCCTTTATCTGTGATGCAAAATCCTGTACAGAGAGTTTATCTTGAGGCATATTGATTATTTTTTATTAATCTTTTTACGATTGAGGTAATTTTAGATTTAATGGATTACCGTTAGACGAAGGTACGGAATTTTGACTGCTTACACCCAGTGGATTAGCAACGTCCGCAGCAAGAGGGAGCTGACCTTTTTTAGCAGAATCTATTAAACTTCTGATACCAGGATTGCTATTGAGTTTTGCAATTTCGTCTGGTTTAGCAGGTCTAACAGTTGTGTATACATCTCTATTAGCGTCAGCATCAACACCTGGTAAGTTACCTACGATAGCCATAACTCCTGGAGGGAGAGTATTTCCTTTTTTATCTTTAAAAGCTCCTTGAACCTTTATCAATACTTCTCCATTTCCGTCAACCATTACCTCTAAGATGTCTTCTTTAAGCTCTTTAGCTCTACCTTGGGCATCTTTCGCACTACCGTACTTGTTAGAAGTTTCAATAATATCAGATTCCGGTATAGGGAACGCTGTAATATCGTTAGCACTAGGATTCTTAGCTCCGTATATCAGCATACTAGGAACCTTGTACCCTCTTACATCTTTGTAAGATTCAATAGCCTTACCAGACTCACTAGTAGGTTTAGTTTCTCTAGGTATTAATGATAAAAAATCTTTAACAACAGCTTCATTGTATCTGTTTTGGAAAGAGAATAGTCTATCTTCCGGTTGTTGAACTATAAATTGAAACTGCTGTTCATTTCTAATTTGTTTTTCCCTACCTAGTAAGCCAGCGTCAATACCTCCCCAAACAGTAGCTTTTAAAACATTATCTGAATAAGGGTCGTTCATGCGAGAATCCAAAAGCTCTCTAACAGCGTTTTCGGCAGCGGCTAAGTTTACCTGACCAGTAGTGGGGTTTGTAAATTCATTTTTAATACGGTCGCTTAAATCACTATAGAATTGATTTGCGGTTGTATTAGGATCGTTTATTTCAAAGTCTTTACGTTTCGGCAAAACATAATCACTCATAGCTAACAAGCTGTTAGGAGTCTGAGGTGTAAATCTATACGACTGTGATGTCAAATCATACTCGTCAAAGCTAACGCCAAATCCAGCGGGATCAGCTCTAAATGCTGCGGTGTTGGTGTGATAGCTTTCTGTTAGTTGTTTTGCTGTTCCGGCTAAACGAGAGTAGTTAGCATAAGCATTGTCTAGAGCTCTTCTACTGCCTACATTATCATCAGTAGCGACACCACTCATAGCCTGCTCTACTTGATTCCATTGTGATTGAACAGCTGGTATAAAACCTTCTAAATAGTTCTCTCCTGTCTGCTTATAATCTTTAATGAAATTATAAGAAGCTGCCTTCTCTTTCTTTATTTGGTCTTGACGTAGCTGCGCCATTCCAAGAAAGTCTGGTGTCTGAATTATAGTGCTTGGTACAAACTCCTCCATTATTTAAATCTTTTTGTCTTTAACAGATTACGGAAGAACTTTGATTCTTTAGATATAGCCTTTGCCTGTTTTGGGTTTAACACATATTCTCCTCCTGTCATTTCTCCAACAACTTCTCCGTCCTGAATCATATGTATAGGATTAGTCTCATGACTAAACTCTCCTGAAGTCTGCATAACACCACCATGTCTAAAATTATTCATTTGACCAATAGCTTTGAGTGCCTCTTCTTCTTCTGGAGTTAAGTCCATCATAGCGCTTGAAGTAGGTTTATACATATCAGCAATACCAGCTGTATTTACACCATTATTTATAAGAGCGTCAGCCGGTTGTGATATACCAAATTCATTTTGAGAATTTTTCCGACCAATATCTAAAGTTTTTTCTGGATCAAGTTCATTTTCAACTTCCTCTTGTTTATTTCTTTGAGCAAGCCCGTAACCAACAGTTCTTCCAATGTCGCTTAGTCCACCAACGGTATTTTGAACACCAGCGTTAATAGCGTTTTGAAATCCTCTTTTTTCTATCATTTCACGCTGAGTGTCACGATTAATTTTTCTTTCAGAACCCATAGCTCCAGCACCTAGTGCAGACATAATATCTCTTTGCTGTTGTGTTAGCATCTGGTTTGTAGCTCTTGATCCTGACTCGACAACCTTGCCTATACCGCCAATAACGGCTCGTGAACCTGACTGCTGCAAGGCATCTGTAGAAGTTGCTAAAGCTTTATTTATCTCACCAATACGTTGTTGTACAGCTTGACCAGATTTAGCTTGTTTTAACATCTCGGCATATTCAGCAGGTCGCATGCGTGAAGCTTCTTGTACTCCAGCTAAACCAGCCTTACCAGCACGCTGCTGATATAAACCATAACCAGTCTTACCTAGACCGGCTACACCTTGAGCTACGAGAAGTGACATTGTAATTGGATCCATAGTGCAAATTTACGTATTTTAATTATGTGCCTTAGAATCTGTTATTACTGCATTAACAGCATATAATTCTATAGGGTTTGTATCTGTTTTGGTTAGTTTTATTTTAGCAAAATAATCTCTTATCTGGTCACCTTCAATAGATGAATCTGCAACTAGTACGACCACATCATTTTGTACCAACCCTGTAACATTTGCATTACAAGTTAGTTGATTTGATCCAGAAATACTAGAAGCTGTTAAAGACAATGCATTAAGCTGTGTGTTGTTTACCTTGTATAAGAAAGAAGAAACACCTAGAGGGAAACTCATAGAGGATATATTATTCTTAAAAGTAATTGTGTTAGTCGACACACTGTCCACAATTCCTAATCCAAAGAATTCATCTGTGCTTTTTGTAGTGGTTATATTATCCGTTCCGTTTCTACTGGTGGTGGCTCCGTGGATATAAGTATAATGAAAACCCTCTTTCTCATCGTAAGACGTATCATCTATAACAGCTGATTGATCAGTCGTAGAAATAGTTGTATCCCAAGCTGCATTGCCTTCTAAAGATAATGACTCGTATGTTTTTACAGCAGAAGGAGAGCTCTTGGAAACAACCTCAATTAAAGATTGAGCAGCCGAAGCTCCGTAGAATGTGTTTCTATTAGATGTTTCGTTATGCTCATACAGGTATCCATCGCTAAAGGTATGTAATAAACCTCTTAGACTTGCAATAGACTCTGGTTCAAAACTATAGAATGTGGTAAATACATTATTGTTTATAGAGTATCCCAAGGTAAATGAGTCCTCGCTACCGCTTATCGCTGGTGTAGTAATAATATATTCCTTATTGTCTTTATCAATACCTCCGACAACCTTATGATTGGTCTCATTTGAGACAGCATTAAACTTTTTATTTATAAAAGAAGACATCGTCTTATCACTAATAGATGTTAAGCCATTAGAGGATATACCTACTAAATCCCCACTATTCACATCTGCAAAGAATATTTTACCATTGTAATGTGCTACAGATTCTGGATTGCTTCCACAACCGTATTCACCTGTAAAGTATCTTTCGTTGCCTAAAACATTAGTACTTAATGTTACTAAATCATCACCACTACCTGTCTGTATTACATTCTTCCCAACAGCTAACACACCAGCCCTGCGCTCTTGTATAAAGAACAACGACTGATTGTAACTAACAAGACTTTTTATAGAGCCGTGTTCTATAGCTAAATCTTTATAATTAGCTAGTGATAGATTAAAAGATGATAAATTTAAATTAGAACTGTCAGCTGAGTAAAAATCAGAATAAGTTATAGAAGCTTTTCTTTTCTGCTGTTTAGCGTTATCAATTCTAGCTATGGGTCTACCAATAGAACTGCTTTCAGATTTAAAAAAGTCGCTCACAGAGTAGTCGTCTATAAATCTAACGATACCGTTATATCCAGGCATTTTTCTATACCTTCCTTTTGATACTTGATCGGGAGCGGCAAACATAACTCTAGGACGCATATATGCATCGCCTTGAGTTATTTCAATAACTTTATCAGTGTTTGTAACTGTTCCAGAATAAGCTACATCTAATGTAAATGTAGAATCTGTTGTTTCTTCAGCAAAGAAATAATAAGTGCTTCCTTCTTTATATACATTACCTATGGTAATACTAAAGCTGCCAGAGGTTATAACATCTCCTTTGAAAATTCTGTCCGTAGTTGTTCCTTCAACATTACTACCACTTTGTGTGGTAATTATAAAACTAGGACTTGTCGTGACCCGGTCGTCTTCGTGGGCTCCAGATATAATATTATATTTGGTTCCTATTTCGTAGTATATACTTTCTTTATTTTCTTGATTGTCATTATACACTTCTATAATGCAATTGTCAAACCACTTGCTGTCGTTGTTTTCTAAATTTTTATAAGTGAATCCAGTAGCGTTTTGATTTTCTTCTATGATTAAAAATGATCCAGTTGTGTAATTTACTGTATCTGGACTAGAACTGTCAAGTATTGGATTTGTATTATAGTCATCTACCAATATCTCATGACCTACAACTTTAAATATATTTAAATCTAAACCTGAAGAACCATATGATATTATCCTTAATTTATCGCCTTGTTCGTAAGAATAGCTTTTGTCAGATCCAAATGCCTTTACATAACTATTGTCCTTTTCAAAGAGAGTGTTTAATGATAGATATATTCTTTTATTAGGAGTACTAAAGACTCCAGAGTCTTCATTAAAAGGAACAAAACCACCACCTATTCCATATATAAACTTGCTAATAGATAACCCTTTTCCAGTGTATACCGGAGCCCATCTACTAGCCCATGAAGGAGGGTTATGTGATATTCTCATAACCACACTTGAAGCTCCGTTTAAGTCGTTTTCATCAACCCTATCGGATAATGCGTTTACATAAGTTTTTCCCAACTCCTGAACTCCGCTACTTCTATTTCGGTCATCATAATAAACCATTCCCAGTTTATGAGAAGATCCAGATTTAAAAGTCTTACCTACATCTATATTTTTTAAAATAGGTCCCGTAAAATAAGATGTTCTGTTAGTCAGAGTCATCGCAAAATCTGTAGAAGGGTCTGCATTATACAAAACTATTCTTCCAGATCTTATAATAAATCTTTTGTTACCGTTTTCATAAAAGCTGTTAAATTGTACATCTAGAGTTTCAGGATTAAAAATAAGAGTACCTGCATTTGCAGTGCTCGTACATTTGAATGTTAAAGATCCTTTTACCTCTCCGCTTTCAACAGTAAACAATGAAGATCCACTTGCGTTCATTATACGAATAGAATCCCCATCACCCAAGGGGTAAAGCTTAACCGTGAAAAGATTATTATGCATTAAAGCATAAATAGCATTTTTTAAATCCTGTTTACTATCTCCAGAAGAAATATTTATTTGCTCTCTAATAATAAGTGGTGATATACCAGATTGAATACCGTCTTTTATTTTAGATATTGATTTTGTATCTACATTTTTTCCATCCTCGTCAGAAAAATATATATCTGTACTAACAGATAGATTAGCGGAACCACTATCAGATATATTAATTTCATCAGCGTTAAGCACTATATTTAAATGCAAGACCCGGTCTTCTGAAAAAGTAGAAGGCAATCCGCTATAATCTAATAAAACAGAATAATTAGTTGATTGAGATAAAGAGACTGCTAAAGTATTATCGCTATTTTTATAATTAGAAATTAATTCACTACTTGTACTAGTGTTTTCATAGCCCTCTGTATATCCACCGTACATTAGCCTACCCTCAACTATTTCCTGACTATCAGCTTTTAAAGGAACATTGTCAAAAAGCTTGTTCTGTTCTGTAGATGAAACTAAAGAACCTCTTTTATCATCTGTAAAGTTTACAGTTACAGCATTACTGTTGTGCACGTTTGTCTTTTCTTCTATTTCAAAGAATGGACCTGTATTACCCTCTCTTGCGTATAAAACTATTTTATCTACATCCGCTACACTGTTTTTAATAAACACATTTATTTGGTTATAAAAAATCTTAGCAGACTCTGTTATAAACCCATCTCTTAGTTGTGTTAGAGAAGAAGTTAGCGAACTGTATGGAGATAGTGCTGAATGTTCGCCATCGTCATACACGTATTTATAAGCAAATTGATATACCTTATTAAATATTCTATTCTCTTTTAGTGCTGAGTTGTTTACGATATTATACGTAGGAGGATCTAAAGGTGGTTGTTTTGCAACAGTTAGGAAAAGTAGCTTTTCTTCGTCTGTACCTGTAGTAAACTTTGAAGGGTAGTTGCCAGCTATAGCTTTTGTTACGTTAAGCTTCTTGGGGTCTGATTCGCCATCATTAAAATACAAAAGTATATCTCCCGTATTAGACTCTATTATATCAGCCTTAACAAAAGAATTAGCTGTAAATCCTAATACAGAATCTTGATATACTCTTGATGATGACCCTGTAGAAGACTTGTACTGGTATATTGAGTGGTTGTTATTGCTGTTATATATAAAGAATATAATAACGCCTAACTGCTCATGAGAAACCGAGCCGACAACCTTGCTGGTTCCAGAAGCTGGTGCTATATTAAAACTCTTTGCAACATTACCATAAGCGTTTTTAATAACAATACCATCGCCATCGTCTTCAGTAGATATACGCAAGTTTAATGCGTCTGTCATCTCTACGTTCTTTACGAGACGTTCATCACTATCTTTATTTAGATACCTCGGAGTTAGCTTATCTATAGCCATAATTAATATTTAGGCGACTGTCTGAAATTCTTTCTAATCGTTGCTAACGCATCTTGCTTCCCAAAAGACTTCATTCGTGCATTAGACTTTCTGCGTTCATTATAATATTCTTGTCTTGCTCTAGATTTCTCTACAGCTGGAACATTGCTCTTACGCTCTATTAGTTTATAATATATGTAAGCTCTTACTGTTTCTTCAGCAAACTTATGTACACTAGGAGATGTAGATAAAGCTTCATCAGCTATATACTCTATAGCTACGGTAGCCGAACCTACATTTGTTGAGAGCTCAATTCTGTTTTGGTCAAAGTTTATTCTGTACTCACCAGCTCCTTTGCCGCCACCGATACCATACAATCGACCTTGTGATCCATTAGCAATATAGTTTCTGTATACCTCTGAATCAAAAGCACTATAGTTTGGGATTACATCTTTACCCCTGTTAGATATGAGGTTAATATTTCTGTTTTCTATAAACTGATAAACAAGACCATCACCACCTATAACACCTAGTTTTAATAACCCTACAAAATCTGTAGGCAACGTAACTGTTCCTTTTGTTTGGTCTACTGTTAGCTCTGCTGCTTTCACTTTAAGACCCATGTCAAAACCAATCTCACGTACGCCCCTAAGAGCAAAGTTTCTTACAACAATCTCTGAAGCATTACTAGTGTAATCATCATACCCCATGGTTAACATGAAGTCGTTGACGAGCTGATCTATTGATATAGTTTCTAACGACATTATTTATTCTCTTCTTTTTGTTTTTCAACTGTAGCGTATTGAGCAACAGCAGAATCACGTAGGTTAATACCAATAAGTTGTGCTATTTCCACAACCAAGTCTCCAAAGAAATGCTCTGGTAGCTCAAAGTCCACACTATTTGCAGCGTCAAATATCTCAACACCAGGAACAGTAGATATGTAACCAAACTTAGGTTGAGCTGTCGTCTTTGCAGTAGTTGTTGGATTTAAACCCTGAGGTAGTTTGTAGTACCTTAGCTCAATCTTTTTAATACTGGTAGGAAACACTTCTATGCTATCACCAATCAACCCAATAGGAGATGACTCACTAGGATTTGATAAGTCGCTCATTAACGCACGATCAATATCTTCCTGATTATGCATGAGTTGTATGTTAGTACCTACACTAGATCCAAAAACATATGTGCTGTTTGTAGTCATAGAAGATACTCTAGCTAAATCACTAGGCTTTGAAAATACTCCATTTGCCTGAGTTAGCTTTTCCTTCTTTTGAAAAACAGATAGATCTTCGTCTATATTCTTAGTCTTTCCTAAACTCTTGCCTGGGTCAATGCCAGCTCTACGAAAACGCATTGCATTCCTGTGCTCATCAAACAGTCTATTAAACACGTTCATTTGAGCCAAACCAGCAAAACTATTAAATACAGCAGGAGATACAAATCCCTTCTGGTCCTTGTTAACCAAGTCTTTTAATGCTGTATATACTCTGTTTACACTTGCCATCTGATTGATATTAGATAGTACAAATATACGAAAAGAAAAGGGGCTGCTTTTGGCAACCCCTCTGCTTAACATTCTGTGTAACAGAAAATTAGATATTGTTTAGCTGTTCTACAACTTGATCGTAAACTGCGGCTCCTTTCTCAGTCATGAAGAAGCGGACAGCAACGTCAGTAGGACTGCTACCCGGAGGGCAAGATACAATTAATCTATTGTTGTCAAACCAGTAAACACCATTTTCTGTAAGACTAAGAATTTGGAACTCTTCAGCCTGCATAACAGCAGAACGGCAAATAACCTCTGGGTTGTCAAACATCTTGATGAACTTCTCCGGGTTCATCTTAGCGTCTCTAAGCAACTCTCGCTTGATCTCAGCGTTTTTCTGGTTTACATTGATACCATACGATAAAGCAACTGGTAAAAGCTCTTGAACGTCTTTATTTCTAATTAAAGAAATAGCTTCATGCATACTAAACTCACGGTCTAGCTCTTCTTCAGCTGTTTTACTTTTATCAATTAACTTAAAAACATCACCACCGTTAGCGACATTGTCTGGATGCATGTTTAAAAAGTTGATTAAGTTTGGATTTGTAAACTCAACAGCTAGCATTTTATCTCTGAACACTACATGCTCTCTTCTAGCGTATTGACTTTGTTCATCACGATAAATTGTCTTTTCATTAGGACAATATCTTAAAGCTGTAGTTACCTGCTTAACTGGATCGTAAATAGTAACCTCGGATTTAACTCTACAAACGATGCCGCCACCGTTTATAATCTCGTAAAATCTTGTGTTTTGTGGGTTGAATACCTGTCTGACAGAAAAGTCTACAGGTTTTGCTGTTTGTAATGCTTCTGGTGCGATATCTTTTTTAGGACGACCAGGAGCTTTTTTAGCTGTCGTATTAGCCATTTTATTAAATATTAAATTAAAAATAAAAGGAGAGAGCCCTAAAGCCCTCTCCTATTTGTTTTGCCCTTATGAGCGGATCAAAATGTGCTGGTTAGCTGCACGAGTAACCAAGTTACATTCTGAACGGTAGTTGAACTGTAGGCTGTCTTCGTTAGTGTTAGAAACACCTAAGATAGAACCTGTCATCCAGTGCTCCATTTCACGAGAGTAACCATCAACTGCTTTGTAGTTCATCTCTAGAGCAGCTGCGCGAGCACCACTTTTAGGATCAATTACAGAAGTCATTGGAATCATCACACCTTTAAAGCTAGAACCACCTAACAATGTTGGGTCGTTAAGCAACTTCCAAGATTTGTTATGGAATGTGTAACCACCACGTCCAAATGATTTGAATCCAAGTTTTACAGCTTGTTCAGCATTAGTAAACGAACCGAATGCAGCAGCACCGTTAGTTGGATTACCAATTATGCTTGCACCAGAATCACCGAATCCAGCAGCACCATTTAAGGTAGCTACCATGTCATCGATTGCTAACATCTGCTCAGTGTTGGCGTACATACAGTACTCAGGAGCAGATCCTTGCTTGTCTAACTCAGTAACAATAGCATCAAAATCTACTAGTGAGCTTATTACACCACCAGTTTGAACGATACCACGATCTTCAATTGCAGCGAAGTAACCTTCAGAACCGTTTACGGAGAAATCTCCTACAGTTACATCAGTAGCTTTTTTCTGACCTAACAACATCATCATCTCACGCTTGTCTAAGAAACGCTGACGAGTATCCATCTCACCTTTGATGTACCAACGGTAGTCACCATTACCAAGATTGATGTAGCCAATGTTTGTAGCCTGAGAACCAGTTACCTTGAATGTTTCTTTCAAGATGCTGTATGGATTCTCACGTAATACAACGTTGCTTTCCAAGTATTCTGTTGGTTGGCTTGAACCTTGTCCGTACAAGTTACCAATGATAGCTGCATCAACAGCACCAGAAGTTGGGTTAGCACCAGTGCCGCCCATATCAACAACAGTTAAGTTGTAAGAAGTAACATTGTTACCACCTACAGCAGCAACGTCTGTTACCAAGTAACGCTTAGTTCCAATCAATAATACATCGTTTACACGAGTAAAGATTTTTTCATCAGCTACAGTAACTGCAATTTTACCACCAGCGATCCAGTCACCAGTTTGACGAGCGTGAAGACGAGCTTCTTCCCACCACTGAACCTTGTCAGCTGTTCCAGCAGACTTGATTGCTCCTGTCATTTGCAAGAACCCTGTGATACCTTGATCACCGTAAGTCTTTGCTAACGCCTCACGAATATCGGGACGGTTTACTTCATCAATAAAGTCACCTAAAGAAGTGTACTTTGCCGGGTCTAAGCGCTTAAATGCGCTTTGTACGCCACCGCTAAGGGATGGCTGATTTGGTTTTAAACTCATTGTTTAAAGTTTTTATGTTTTAGAAAAATTTCAAAGTTTTGTCTACACCCAACGCATCTAAGAGTTGTTGTGAGACATTGTCCGTAGGTTGTGCCGTACCTACTGCCGGTGCTTCTGACTTAACATTTGCCGCTTCGTTAACGACTCTACGCTGTCCGTCACTCATACCTTGCTGATACAATGATTTTGCTATCGCATCAATGTTATCAACCAGCGTTTGATGAATGTTGAACTTATCGTAGTCCCATTGTCCGTCTTGGCTAATGTACTGGTCAAAGAACGATTCAATGTTACGGTTCTTGTCAACTAATTGATTTCTGTAAGAATCATTAATACTGAACTCAAACTCCTTACCATCTGCTAACTCAAAAGTAACAGCATCTAAGTTGTTGGTTTGTTCTTGCATATTCTGAATCCAACGATCGTCAATAGGTGACTGAACAGCTTCATCTTGTTGTTTTGCCGGAGCAGTAAATTGAGAACGAATCTGATCAATTCCTGTTCTAGCTCTATCAGCATCAATCTTCAATTGTAACTTGCTAAGTTTAACCTCATCCTCTGAATGGTAATCTTCGTCAAGTTTGTATTTTGAGCCTACAAGCATATCAACCTCCTCACCACTAAGGTTTGGATATTCGTTTGACATAGATACACGAATGGCTGTCATATCATCCATTTCGGACGGATTTAAAGCCTGGTATCTAAACCAATCTTCTGGGTTGCGACCTGTCTGCTCTACAAAGTCTGAGATAACCTTAACTCGTTCGTCAATTGTAGATTCTTGTTGCTGTTGGGTTTGTTGCAAGAAAGCTGATAATTGATCAAGACTCTCTATCTCTAAGCCAAGCTTTTCGCTGACATAACGAGACACAGCAAAATCATCAAGAGATGGCTCTTCTGCAACGGGTGTTTCTGTATTTAAAGAACTTTCGCTAGTAGGTTCTACTACTTGCTCAGTGGGTTGGTCCTCTGCAACTGGTTCGGCTTGTTGTACAGTCTCCTGTTCTACTTGCTGTTCCTCTGCTGCCGGGGCGCTACTTAAATCTATATCAAAACTATCTGGCATTACTGGAGAAGTAGCCTCTACTCCTTCTGGCATTGTATCAGAAAAGCTAAACCCGGCATCGCCAAGTTGATTTTCAATTTCAGCTTCTTGTTTGTTTTCCATGTTCATTAAATTAAATTATGTTACAAAATTAACATTTTTATATACACGCTTTTAGATCAGCTCTTCTACAGCTGTTAAAGTCTTTTTATCTGAATTGATAATTCAAACCTGCCCTTACACTAAATATGTTTTTGTCCCAGTATCTCATATACTCTGACTCTGTGAATACGCCCCAGTTTTTACCGAGTTTCCATCCTAATACAAATCCACCAGAGTGGTCAATCCACTGGTCTCCATCAACATAGTTGCTGTAAGAAAACTCTTCTTTGTCGCCTACGTGTAAGTGATAAGGCAAGATGTTTAGCCAAGTGTGTATCCAGAAGTTGTCTGCATAATGATAGTAGTCTACACCAAGTATTGCAGATACAGACTGAATAAATCCAACGCTATCAATACTTAATCTATTAAACTCGTTTACTACGCCAGGATAAATGTATCTACGGAAGTCTTCATCAGTGTCCGCTACTCTTTCTCCGTTAGGATCATTCCAGTACCAGTCTCCGTTATCTACCTCGTCATCGTTATCGTAGTCAATACCATAGTAAATATCTTCGTATCCCATGTTGCGAACTAAGTCCCACCAAGGATTGTGTGCCAAGAAATCAGCTATAGGGTTGTATCCGTATGGTTTGTGTAAACGACCTGCAACACCCGCTGAGAAATCTAACTCTCCTATGTGTAGTCTTAGTCTTGATTCTACTTGTGTGTAGTCTAAGCGTGCTAATCCTTGATACCGATATTCGCCTTTAAACATAAAGTACTTACCTAAGTACCGAAGAAAGTACCTTTGATTGGCGTAAGCACGTCCCTGCTGACGACCTAAGTCGTACTGAGCTAGATACTCAAAGCCTTTTACAGAGCCTACAGTAGCTGATAAAGCTGTAGTTGGTTCTCTCTGCCCATCATAGAATCGGTTTTGTCTGTTCTCGTACTTGTAGCGAGCAACCTTACGAATACCTAATGTAGCAGTATAGTCAAATGGATACTCCTCTGTGTAGTTAAATAAGTCTCCACCCTGTGTTGTGTACCAAAATTCTTCTGCATACATCGGGTTAGAAGCTACCCCGCTTGTGTAGATAGTAGAATACTTAAAGAAATTTTTTACTGCGTTTTGACCATATAATGGTTGACACAGCATAAATAATGTTACGAATATTAACTTCTTCATCTAGTATTGATTTGCACCAGTCATCTCATCAACATAAGTCTGTACGTCTCTGTAGCTGAGGTCTAGTTTCATTGATATACCTGCTTCCCATCTGCGTATTTCTTCACCGTCTTTATATAAGACCACAGTGGGAACAGACTTGATTCGTCCTATCTCTTTAAGCTTTGGGTGTTCGTCAATCCAAGCATTAAATACACGAGCATCAGATAGTCGTGTTAGATTCTTTACGCTGTTGGTTTTATTAAATACAGCATTGTATTGAACTACTGCTATACCATCTCCCCATTGCTTAACGTAATCCTCTGTTCTTATTGTTGAAGAAAGAGATGATAGAATAAATACAATGGTTAAAAATGGTTTCATACTACTTCATTTCAAAGAGACGATTCTCTATTTTGTCTAGTTGCTTTTTAATATCGCCTACGTCAGTCTGTGTATTCATAATGGTCTCACGAATCAATTCATCCTTGAGGTCATATTCTGTTCTACTGATTACAGGCACGGGTAATTCCTTAGCCTCATCAATACCTGCTTGCAAGTCAAAGTAGCCTAGCGTAACTACACCGACTCCTGCAATAATTACACCTATTGTCTTTAATGATAGACCTACTACTGTATCTTCAGATATCTCTTTTGCCATTTTACCACTTTACTTTGTTTGCCCAATACGCAGCGCTTAAAACACCTTTAGCTATATTTTTGCGGTGACGAGCTTTGAATGATTTTCTTTTTGCTTTCATTTTAGCGGATTCACCAGACTTAGGTTTTCCAGCAGTAGATGCACCTTGTTCGCCAAAGCGAATGGTCTTAATCGTAGAGCCAGACTTAGCTACAACGATGTGAGATTTTTTAGGGTGGTTGGGAGTGCGTTTTGGTTTGTTATAACCAGACACCCCTGCTCTTTCTAAACGTGAGTCTTTTTTCTTCGCTTTCATAGATACAAAGGTATAAAAAAAGGGGGTACGTTAAACGTAACCCCCTGATATACAGTTTAGTGCAATCGAGTCTTACTCCTCTGTAGTTTCTGTTATTTCTCCTGTCTCCAGGTTGACAGAAACAGAGCCGTATTTTTCTTCAAGAATCTTCTGCTCTTCAGTTACCTGAGCCTGAGCTGTTAATGCTTGAGAAAGAAGTTGTGCTTTCTGAATCTCTAGTTGACCTAGTTGTGCAGTGAAATTGTTTGCTGTGTTTACAGCTTTACGAACTTGTTCTAGTTCTTCTGTAGATAATTTTTTAGCCTTAGCCATAATAAATTGTTTAGTGAATTCAACTATTACAAATATAGTACAAATCTGTTTATTATGCCAAATTGTCTACGTAGGCTTGACACTCTTCTTGCGTCCCCCAGAATACAGGTATGTCATCTTCTAACACTTCCCATACACTTCCGTCATCTTGATATTTTTCTACTGAGTATTCCATTAGTGTGTTCCTATTGTTCCGCCCGTTATAGTTCCCGTGTATCTACTGTTTGAATCTGAAGCATCGCTATTTTCAAACGTCCATTCTGTAACCAAGTTAGTACTTGATGTTTGCGAGCTGTCCGCTATAACGCCTGAGTTGTATATGCTAGTAATAGCAGAACCACTTATGATTCTATCGTATACTTTTATTTCATCAAAGTCCATGAAGGCATTACCGCCAGAATTGGTAGAGTGTATGTTTTCACCAATCTTGTATTTAGTAGCTGCTATAGAGCCTCTTGATCCGTTTGAAGACGATGCGGATGATGTACATTCAGATCCATTCCAATACAACTTAAACGCGGACTCAGCAGCAGACTGTGAAGCGTCATACGTTATTGTTAGATTAATCCAACCCGCAGCATTAGCATTACCTCTATTTGTTTTAGACCAAGCATTTGAGTTACTAAATCCTGTTTGAGTACTATTGTCGTGCAGAGCAAACTGTCTATCAAAGTTAGATGAGTTAGTTCTTACCCTAGTAATAATTCTATTTACGTTAGCAGTATAACTAATAAACAAGCGGTTATTTCCGTTTGCTGTAGTGTTGCTAAAGTTAATCATCATATGATTTTGGTCAGAAGTATTTTGTGGTCTTACCCACATGCTTATGGTAAGGTCTTGAGTAGAGTTAATAGTAAAGGGAGCTGAACCTGTAGTACCGCTTATGTAATCTCCTGTACCATCGTTCTCATAGAACTTGACGTTAGAGTAGTTAGCGTATCCGTAAAACTCACTCATAGCATCGGGTATTGACTTACCAGCAGTACTAGACATAGCCCTTAGCGAAACATCCGTAGATGCTGCGCCAAGTTCTGTTTTTATGTCGTTAAGTGATATCTGTCCGCTACTTTGTAGTGCCATCTAGTTTTGCTTCTAAAGTTTCAACTCTTGCTAAAAGCTCCTTGTTGCTTTCTATCAATAGAGCAACTAGCTTTTCGTAATCAACAGTCTTGTAAGTTTCGTCACCAACAAATGGAAGTTTCTTTTCGTGTACCACCTCTGGTACAACCGCTTCTACTTCCTGTGCAATTACACCTATCTCACGCTGTCCCTTACGGCTTCCTTCGTTCCAAGTGTACTCTACACCTCTAAGCTTAGAAACCTTCTCAGAAGCGTTCTCTATAGTCTGTACATCGTCTTTAAGGCGTTGGTCAGAAACAGTAGTAGAGAATGCAATAACATCACCATCAACGTGTAGATCACCATCATCTTCCAAACGCATTTCTTCAGCGCCTGCTGTGTACCAGCGAATACCCACCGAAGCATCGTATAACGTGTAGTCGTGAGTGTTACCCGTATGGATATCTTGAGTAGTGCTATTACGTCTACGGTCATTTTCCAAACGGAACGCTGTGCCTGACAGAGTCATACCATAGTTACCGTCAGCACTATAGGTAGTGTTAGCCGTACTTACCACAAACGGGTCTGTTGATGTTCCTGTACCCTGAATGCTAGCGTTTGAGAACTTGACATGCTCCCCAGAATCAACTCTGTTTACAGTGTCATTCTCATCCATTAAGTCCCAGCTTCCGTAGTTTGCTGCAACAGCTAAATCAATAGTACCGTCTCCATCTTGATATGTAGCAGTAATGTTTGATTCACTGTTACCACTAAACATTGCACCTACAATATCTTGCACCTGCTCGTTAGAAAGCTGAGTGTTTGTATTTGTAGTGTAGCTTGGGGTAGCCCATACAGCTGTACCGCTAGAAGAATACTTTAAGAACTGACCAGCAGCACCCCCAGAAGGTATGTGTTTATTACCTGCTGTTACAGGGTGAGTATAAACTGTATCTGTATCCGTAGCTGAGATAGTACCATTGGCATTAATCTGCACATTCGTACCAGCCGTTAGAGCTGCTACTACGTTAGCGGTATCCGTTACGTCAGCATTGTCTTCTACACCCGAAGCCGTAGAGTAAGAAGTGCTATTGAACGCATTAGAACCAAACGTGTATGTTTGATTAGTTGCCCCGCTTATTGCAAACGTAAGAGTGTTACCAGATTTAGTAATACCGTTTAAGTAGTAATTGGTATTGGCATCTGTCCATGGGACATTGACATACATTTTTTCACTTGATACCTCTACTGGATAGTTTTTGCCATTCTCAGAATATCCTATCTTAAACCCTCCTCTTACTGAAGAAGACCCAGCAGGTAACGAGTAGTTATTCGCATTGTCTTCTACACCTGAAGCGGTTGAATATCCAGCACCGTTTGTCAACTGATTGTTGTTAGTTGGAATCGTGGGCTTATTTTTAATAAACGCATCTCCACTTGTAGCATTCCAATCAGACTGAACATTAACTTCTGCACCAGAAGCAATACCATCAAGCTTAGTCTTAAGTGTACTTGTAAAGTTCTTTTGAGTAAGACCGCCATCACCTACAGTGTAAGTAGTGTTTGTGTCTGTAGCTGAAATAACACCACCTGAACTAATACTTACGTTAGTACCAGCGGTAAGGTTGCCACTGTGGTATATTTTGTGCTTTGTTACTTGAGTAAGACCCGTAGGCTCTGTAGTTGTAACTGAATCAAAATTATAAGTAACAGTACCAAATTGCGATAATATAGTAAACTGGTTATTTTGATTGTAGTCAGACATTAACGCCCAAATCTCGTAGTCGTTATTAGCCGCTTGACGATAATAAAATTCATAATCGTCACTTACTCCTGAATCTGATAGCTGATAAACGTCAAAACTTATTGCCGTTCTAGTTCCTATCTGAATCTCATATGAAGCTTTATCAGCATCACCGTAATCACCAGCAGCCGATAATATACCTGTCACGCCATCATCATAGTCATCTAAAGTAAACAGCTTTATATATCTTCTACCACCACTGCCTGCACCGGGATTAAAAGTGTATTTACGTGCAAACCCACTGCTGTCAATACCGTCAAGTAAATTAGAATCCGCTGCTTTAGATGTAGCACCTAAATAAGAAGTACTACTAAATGCGTTAGAACCAAGTGTACGTTTCTCTACTTCAGTTCCGTTTAAAACTAAAGCTGTTGTTGAACTAGTGTTTGTGTCTGTTCCGTTTAGGTAAATTTTATCAGCATAAACACCACTCCAGTATCTACCAGAGCTACCTAGATTGTAAGAACTGTCAACCGCAGGGGTAAAATTACCCCAAGCAAAGTTGTTTTTAAATCTTTCAAAAAAGCTTATGCCCCTTGTATAGTCTGTTCCTAGGTTAGCAAGGTTGTTGTCACCTGCTCTGTAATTAGCAGCATACAACGTGTGTATTCTAAAATAGCTGTTGTTTACAGAACCACCCAAAGTATATCGCACCTTAGTAGTTGCAGAGTTAGTTCCGCTATTACTTCCTATTTGCCTTAATACAACGTTCTTTGTATTATCGGTTAAATCACATAGTGTCTGCCAAGCGCCACCACGGTAAGCTTCAATTTTAACTTTTGTGGCTGTAAAACTACCAGAGCCAAATACAATACCAACCCATGCACTATACAGTAGCTCATTAGTCCATTCTAATGTAATAACACCAGGTGTATCTGAACCTTCTTGATAAATACCATCAGCGCCATTGTCACTATACCAACTACCCGCTGTACTTGAATATGCATCAAAAGCAGCTCCATTGCTAAAATCGCTTGTAGCAACAGAATTAGAGTAACTGTAGCTACCAGAAGAACCGCTTCTTGTTTTGTATAAACCAGAAACAGAAATTGTACCCCAATGATTAAATCCAGCAAAGTCATTTATAACATGCGGCAGGTGAACCATGTTGGCTTCAGCGGCAGGGTTTAAGAAACCGCCTCTAACAACAGTACCGTTTTGAGTGGTAGCAATGTTACCATAGTTTACATTTGTGGAAACACTGGTATTTAAATCTCCTGCTACATATAATTTGTTTTGGACTGTAACTTGTGTGCTGTTTACTTCAAGTCTTTCTGAGCCTCCTGTTACGACACGCCATTGGTCATTAGCATGAAATCCAAAATAGGTATTAGTATCTGAAGTGTGAACTATGTTGGCGGGTATTTGTAAATCCCCTGCGAAAGTAGCTCCTCCACTAAATGCCATACTAGTATTAGAAGCGGTCATTCTATAACTAAAGTCCGATGTCTCTGTATCAGAGTCATGCCAGTCCATATACTTACCGACTTCCATTACACCATCAGTAAGAACTTTTACAACTCCGTTATTCCACCAATCACCACTTACTGGTGAAGGTATTCTCGCTGAATCAAAAACTCCACTTGTAATATCTCCAGCAGCGTGTGTATGCGATGCTGCTGCAAAGTCTGTTGAAGCAGATAAAGCTGCGCTACCTAATCCAAGATTAGAACGAGCAGCAGAAGCACTAGAAGCACCCGTACCACCATTAACGATAGCTAAGTCTGTACCAGACCAGTTACCATTATTGATGGATGTAAGGTATGTGTTGTTAGTATCAAACTTAACTGTTCCTCCAGCAGCAATTCTTATGCGATTGTCTTCAAATCTTACATATGTATCGCTGTCTCCTACGTGAGAAATGTATTCAATAACCTCAAGACCGTCATCTATTCTGACAATACCACTACCAGAGCGAAGTTGAAGCTGATAGCTAGAAGAGGTTTGAATTAAACCATTTGTATGCAACTTTAAAGCATCTGGGTCATTAGTACCGTGAATACTTACATAATCATCTGTATTGTTATCATCAGAAGGTACAAGGTGTAATACACCTTCATTAGTTTCGTTTGGACTTAGACTTTCAGATGTTTCGTGCATTATAAAACCAGGGTCACTACTGAGCGTGCCTGCTTGAAAATATATATACGATTTATCTGTTGAAGTATCTGAAAATGTATCTGCTAAACTTGCTGTGCCATTCTCAGTATATATGTCTATCCTAGGGTTGTTACCTGTCTCTCCAATGTATAGGTGGTCAAAATGACCCTCTGCAAATTTATTAGTGTTAGATCCTATATCATATGTTGAGTCTGCGGACGGAAGTATGTCTCCACTGTTAATCGTGGTAGTTGTACTCGCGCCTCTACCTACAACTGAAGAAAGTGTATCTGTTTCAGTGTATGATGTTAAGTACCCTGCGCTAGCATGATTGCCCCATCCGTAAGCTGTGTTCCAGTTAGTAGAGTTATTAGCAAAATTATTTGCTGTCCATACTTGCGCCCAATTCTGCCAGCCAGTTCCTTGAGGTGATGCACTGTTCTGATTGTATTGACGAATCCATAAGCCAGACGCATTGTAGTCAGAAGCAGTTCCAAGTTGAAGTGTGTTTGGAACACCATTAACCCCTAAAGAATAAATTGCTGAATAATTCTGATTACGATTTGATGAATTATTTCCAGTGCTTATAGCACCAAAACTAGTGCGAGCAATTGTGTCTACGTCAGTACCAGTATTATACTTAACAAAAGGAAGCTTGGTAGCTATACTGTTTGTTACAGTGGTAGAGAAGTTAGCATCGTCTCCTAACGCAGCAGCAAGCTCGTTAAGCGTGTTTAATGCTGAAGGTGATGAATCTACAAGGTTAGAAATTTGAGTCCCTACATACGTCTGTGTGGCGTAACTGCTTAGGTCTTGGTCACCTGTGTTAGTACCAGACGATGAGCCTGAGAAGTTGTCTGCTGTAAGGTCACCTACAATATCTACATCCCCATCTGGGTCTAAAGTCATTATTGTTTGTGTGGTTGATGCCGATGCATCGTACCATTGAAATAACCCATTGTTTCCACCAGCTCTTACTCTAAATCTATCAGATGTGTCTGTGAAACTATTAGTATCTACAAAGTCAACGTATGGGAATGTACTTGAAATAGTTATCCCAGCGGTCAATGTGCCACCAGCTAGCGGTAAGTAGCTAGCTAAAGCAGTGCTTATTGCAGAGTCTGAAGCATAGTTCTGTTCGCCAACCCAAGTCTGTGTAGCAAACGTATCCGTTGATATAGAGAGATTACCGCTTGAGTCAGACTGCACAAGACCAGCGCCAAGGTTGTGTATCTGAACAACACCGCCTCCTTTAAACCTAACAGCTTCAGCAGAAACAACTCCACTAGCCTTAGTTTTAAAAATTATATCTCTTCTTGTGGTGGCAGTTGCGCCTTCATCTGTGCTTAAAAGTATATCTCCTGCCCAGCTTTTAATTCTTCCATTACCGCCAGATGAGTCAAGTCTAAAAGTGTAGTTTACGTCTTGCCCACCTACTTGAACTTGAGTTCCATTAAAAGAAAGAGCAGCGCCATCAGAGCCTCCTACATTAACAGCAAAATCCGCTTTGCCTGAGTTATTATTAGCACTGCCTAATAAAACAGCACCGCCATGAGGCTGTAGCTGTAAGTTGTATTTAGTATTAGCTGTTTGTCTTCTTACCTGTAATAAAGCATCTCCGTCTGGTTTTACAGCTCCGTACAGCCCGTAAGCAGGGTCGCTGTTCATCATTACAAAAGCAGCATCCGTAACTGCTGTATTGTTTAAAATTTCAGTGTTGCCTCTTTGTACAGCAGTTAGTACAGCCCCTTTAGATGTAGACGAAGAGTTCCCTACAATTAATGTACCTCCATAAGGCTGTATGTTTATTGTACCATTATTACCATTATTGTATGTTTGAAACTGAGCATGCCCAGCGCCAAATCTTCTAATATAAAGCAAGTCGTCATTAGAAGCTCCCATACTTATTAGGTTTCCTCCAACTGTTAGCATAGCATTCCCCCCAGTAGAATACTGAGTATCTGTACCAATACGAACATTAGTACCAGTTACAAAAGCATCATCGGTCTTTAGTATGTTAGCTGCACTGCGATATAGGTTAGTGTCAGCAGAAGTACCGAAGTAAATCTTACCGCTACCATCAAACAAGAGCCGTTGTCTGTTACCCCAAGAGGTATCGTTGTTAGGAAAAGCCAATATTTGCAATCCACCTTCAGCTCCTATGGTAACTAACTCATTAGCAACTCCAGCATTAGCTTTAAGAGTAGCACTCGTATCTCCACCAGCTATGATTACACCATCATCATGCCCTAGTATCAGACCGCCATTAGCTGTTGTACGCTCAAGAATAGTCTGTCCATCAAACTTTAAGACTACACCAGTGTCTGGAATAAAGTCAATAAATCCACCAACACCAATAGTCATGGTAGATGTTAACGCCATGTTGTTCTCAATCTGTGGGTTATACAGATTTAAAACTGTAGAGTTAGAGCCTATAGTAAGAGTAGCACTTCCACCATTCTCTCCTTTGATAGAACCGCTTTGCTCAAAGATTATATTTACGTTGTTTACACCGTCACCGATATATACGTCTGAATCCACATCACCAAACAGCACATCACCTACGGCATTGCTAATAACTAAGTCATCGCCTGATGTTTCAATCTTACCAGTGTTTGTACCAGCAGAGTTTTTGAATTGAATGTGTTGCGGAGTGCTTAAAGCACTTACGAGTTTAATAGCCATAATTTATAATCTTGTTCCTCCGATTCGTTTTTTACCTGTGTTAAAAGATGCTCTTACACTTTTCCTAGCCGTTCCTTTTGAATGGTAACTCTGGGGTGAAGCTACAGAAAAAGCTACTTTAAAGTCTTTCATTTTAGCTCCCTCTTCTCTACCATCGTTGTCTTCCATAAAGTAACCATAGCTTAACCAATATGATTCTTTTTGCGGTGCGACAGTAACCTCTTTTGACTCCCAATTTCCTATGGAAGCGCTTGTATGCGGAGCATACTCAATCCACCCTTGTTGCAGTTTCCCTTGACCCTCCGTGCTGTTTAAACCGTAGTTATTAAGCTGACTTGTATTCCAGTTATGTCCTTCACTACCAGAGCCAAATTCCCCATTAGCATATCTACCGTTTCTCCAGATATTGCCATTTAAAGGTCTTGCAATTAGTATTGGATAATCATTAGAACTTAATGAAGCGGTGTTTCCTATATATGTTTTTGGATTTACATACCAGTTACTCTGTATTTTCACTGTAGTGTTAGCAGGCACAAAAACTTTTTCTTGGTAACCTTTATAATTGTTTTCATTAATTAAAACATCCCAGTCGGAAGTGCCTTTGCGTTTTATTCTAGTCCATCTATAATGGTTTTCAACGTATTCATCGGATTTAAATCCATGCTCGTTCCACCGTATTATACCATTGCCCCCTCCGTTTCTCCATGCATCATAATTAGAATTTCCATCATGATACACATTATAGGCATATATTTTCCCAAGTACCCCATTGTAGTAAGCACTAGTACCGTCCCATTGATTAGGCATAAACCTAGAGTTGTGTATATAACAATCCGAAATAGAATCTGTTATATATATGTATCTGTACTTATCTGCATACCATTTATCAAAATGACAATTCTGAAGATTGTTTCCAAAATAGAAAGCATAACTCTGTTGGTGTCTAACATCTATATGCCTAGCAGAATTCACATTGTTTTGACGAGTATGGTAAATCATAAAACCATAATCTTCAGCCATTCTATTATAAAAATATTCTGCATGGCTATGCTCTCCATATATAGCCTCTATCTGAGTATTACAGTAATTACCCGTAAAGTTTTGCATACCGTACTGCTTTGTAAAGTATCCTGAAGACCATCTCCAGTATCCTCTACCAGTTCCAGCGGTAACACAGTTTCTACTTACGTGACCATAAGGGTGACGAACACATATAGAAGGATAACTATCTCCATCTCTTGTAGGGTTAGAGCAAAGATTATAAGCCGTATTACTACAGCCGTCTATATAATTCTCTCCTGTTTGACTAACACCACTAGAAGTGTGAATTGTAGTTTGGTCAGCCCCACTACCATTTAAATCTGTACGATATCTACCGTTATACCCACCGATAGTTACACCTGCTCTAAAATTAGTACTGTCGTTAGTGTTGTAGCCTAAGCCTTTAAATTGAACGTATTTAATTTTAACACGTCTTGTGGAAGCATCATCATGACCATTGTTAGTCCAATATCTTACATTAAAAAATACACGAGCGGAATCTTGGTCTCCATCAGGAACATCAGTACCGTCAGTCTTACACGCTTTAATAAGAATATCTCTTGTTACTCTAGTTACTACACAGCCAACATCAGAATAGTATTGTATATTTCTATCTAGCGTTAGGGCATTACCACTTTTAGCGGATATTGTGTATAGCACATTATGTCTCCAAACATTGTTTTCACTTCCGCTTGAGTAGTTGTATGTTCCGTTATCTGTTGATGCTTCCAGTATGATTTCATCCCCTACAGATAAATCTGAAGCGTTGCCTACCACAATTTGATTAGTACTGTCTAAAGCTGTAATTGCAGTTGTTATAGAGGTTGATAGTCTTCTTACGATTCTATTGTCTGGGTGGTACTTCTCTGTAGCAGATTGATAGGCTGTTAAACCATCTACAGTGCCTGTAACAGCACTACTAAACGTTATTACATTTCCTTCAATATTTGTAATCTCTTTTAGGTTTCTATTAGAACCTGTACCAAATACTATCTTGTACCCTATCCTAAATACAGCTGCATCATCTACTGTTATGGTAGAGCCAGACTTAGATTGAACCACAGCTTGCGGAGATACAAATTGTCTTATATATAGTCTATTGTTACCGCTATCTACATCATGAATCCAAAAGCATTCATCAGGATTCATACGGTAATCCACTTCTCTTTCGTACAGGCTTATCATATCACCTGCTGCAAAATTTGAAACACTATCTAAGGTCAGATAATCAGAAAAGGCTTCGTGAATACCGTTTAGATTATTGTAATGTGTAGGCTCACTACCTGATAATTCAACGCCACACCATCTTCTTGAATTCACTTGAATACCGTGTTGGTCTGAGTTATTCCCAGATATTTTTACTTCTGAGCCTCCAACCATAGATAGCAGAGAACCCGAGGTACTTGTTCCTTGCACAAACTCACCAGCATTAGTACTATTATTGCTTGTGTTGTTTACAGTCATTCTACCGTGTAGGTGCATCTTGCCACCATTAGCAAAATGCAGGTTACCGTCAATAGTTACATCGCCTGTTCGTGTAGACTGTATGTTGGTAGTAACGTTTACTTTATGACCGTGTGCAATAACTACTAAGTCATCAGCAGCGGGTATACTACCGCCTACCCAAGTACTAGTTACATTCCAGTTACCTGACTGATTACTCGTTATTGTAGCCATCTTCTAAAATTTCATCGTTGAATAATTCCTGATATGCAGACAAGTCTAAAGCTGTTTCAAAATGCAAAACATCGTCTGAGTCAACTAGTGATTCTTGATTTAGCTCTACAGCTACTTCAGATTCATCAGAAGAAAGAGTGATTTCCCCAGTAGTCTTGTTATAACTTACACTTAATATCATGTTGTATTTTTTGCTACTGACAAAGATAACAAAAAAAGAGGGCTAAGATTAATTCCTAGCCCTCCTTGCTTATACGTTACTGGTTTAGATTATTCTCCCCCAGTGATGTGTACTTTAATTGTTTCTGCTGGTAGATCTTGAATTGTGATTGCACCAGTAGATTGATTCTGTACGATTTCTGCTAATAACATAGCGCCACTGCTGTCAATAACACTAATATGGAAAGGAGCAGTTAGATTGTGAGTGCTTCCCGCAATAATAAGTTCTCCACCACTGTGATTTGTTTCCGTGTGTACGTAACGTTTTGCACGGTTTACAATATCGTTAATGGTAGCGGTGTTTACCGTAACACCGTCCATCTTGTTAAGCTCCGCAGTAGAAGCGGTAATACCGTCAAGTACACCGAGTTCTGAGCTGGTTACCGCTGAAGCAGCGATCTTACCAGAAGCGTTAGAAACTACAACACGAGATGCTGTTAAGTTTGTATCGTCAATGGTTGTAGCAGCACCAGTGATTGTTGGTTGCTTGCCGTTGATTTGAGTCTGTATAGCTGAAGTAACACCGTCAACGTAGTTAAGCTCTGCTGTGGTAGCAGTAACTCCGTCCATGATGTTTAGCTCTGCTGTACTAGCAGTTAAGCCATCAGTTTTGTTTAACTCAGCAGTAGAAGCTGTAACACCATCTAATATGTTTAATTCAGCAGCGGTAGATGTAATTGTTGTACCACCAAGAGAAATAGATGTTGTTATGATGCCTGCCTCTACACTACCAAACTTAGCTGCGGCTAGAGTACCACTAAATACCTCATCATTATTAGTAGCGTCAACATAAGCTGTAAACTCACGAGATGAATCATCGTAACCAAAGAAACCTAGTTTTGCACTAGTTCCATCGTGATAACGGAATTCAATACCACGGTCTTTGTTATCATCTGCTGATGGAGCAGTATCACCACCAAGGGTAAATACAGGATCATCAATAGTAACTGTTGTAGAGTTTACAGTAGTGGTTGTACCACTTACCATTAAATCTCCGTCTACAATAACATCACCAGTAACTTGTACGTTAGGTGTGTTTGTGCCACTACCAATGATTATGTTGGTAGAACCTGAGCCGTGTACGTTTTCAGCATGCGTAGTATCTAAACCCGCAAGCGTAGCCGTTAAGTTTGTTCCTGATACACTATCATCTATAGCCGTAGCAAAAGACATTGTTCCGCTACCATTGGTCTGTAAGAACTGACCAGAAGAACCGTCTGAAACATTCAGCCTAGCGATGTCTACAGAGTTGTCTGCAATCTTAGCCGCAGTTACCGCATCAGTTGCGATTAGAGCTGTAGTAATCTGAGCATCAGCAATCTTAGCAGTAGTTACTGCATCGTCTGCTATCTTGGCTGTACCTACAGCGCCCGCAGCTAGTTTACCAGAGGTAACAGCTAGGTTGACGATGTTACCAGTAGCAACAGTTGTTGCAGCAATTTTAGCACCCGTAACCGCATCATCAGCAAGATGAACTGTATCAATACTTCCGTCAGTATAGTGTTCGCTATCAATTGCGTTATCTGCAATCTTAGCACCATTTACTGAATCAGCACCTAACTTAGCGTTAGTTACAGCACCTGCTGCAATCTTAGCAGTAGTAACTGCGAGACTAGCTAGTTTAGCTGTAGCAATACCACCGTCTTTAACAGTGAGAGTGTTACTAGATAAGGTAATTGTTGATTCGTCAGCCGCAGCACCTACTAGTGTCCAACTTTCACCATCATATACCTTTAGCTTATCTAATGTGCTATCATATACGAATTGACCTTGTGCTGGACTAGTAATCGCATTAATCTGCGTAGTAGACAGGTTTTGAATTTGTGCGTTACGGAGTTCTCCCTTAGCTAAGTCTAAAAACGAACTTAGCTGTATACTGGTGACGGATAACCCCGATACTATCTTTAATGCCATGACTTATTTCTTTTTTACAAATTTAACACTAATTTAAATACGCTTGTCCGCTAGTGGATGCGTCAAACGATAGAACTACTTGATTGTCAGATGTATACGACACATCACATATAATAACTGTCCCTGCTGAATCTACAACTGAGACAGATGCTCTTTTAGCTAAACCATGGTCAATAGTCCATGTCGCACTAGGAGATGCCTGGGTGTGTACATAGTTTTTATCAGCGCTTCCTGAAGATGCTTGAACTCCAGAAACAACAACGCTAGTAACATTAGATGATGCAGATGTTACATTTACCGCAGCAGTTGTTGATGCATTAATGTTAATGCTATCTCCGCTTTTTATTTCTATGTTGTTACTCACTAATATCTTCGTTAACTGTGAATAATCCGTAAATCCAAGTTTTTACTTCACCTCCAGTTGTAGACTGAAGATCATATACGTACATTCCACCGCTAACTCCAGACATAACAGTTGCCGTTGCAGAGATAGTAAGCTTCCCTTCTGAGTTTCCTGTATATGTAAAAGAAGAATCTCCTATGATATCTGAAGAAGAGGTATCTGTTTCTTTTACGTCTAGTTTCCATGTATATCCAGAGACATCCAAAGCAGCACCTGTTGAATCTGTAAAAGTGAATTGCAGATTAAAGGTATCTCCCTTTCTACAGGTCACATCTACTCTTGTGGAGTTATCTAAGTTTATTTTTGTAGCCATGTTACAAAGGTACTAATTTACTGGTTATCAAGAAGTTCACTTAAGTTATCTGAGCTTCCTTGTAGTTCCTCTCTTTTCCCCTGACGCTGAGATAAAAGTTTAGATTGCTCGATAGCTTGTTTTTTTACGCGCTCGTCTTTACGATCTTCTTTCATTGCTTCGTCTCTAGCTTCAGCGCCACTTTCAATTTGCTGCTCTGCAAGCCCAAACTCGCCCTTCATTTGCTCAAGTTGAACTTTCATTTGATGCTCCATTTGAGCATACTGCATTTTTAGCTGGTACTCAAACTCTTTCTTTTGCATATCCAACTGTGCAAGAACTTGCTGTTTTTGTAAATCAACTTCAACAGCTGCTTGTTGCTGCATAGCCTGAGCTTGCGATTGCGCCTGTACATTCTGTTGAGCAATAGCTTGTTGTTGCGCTATACGTTTCTTTCTACGTATAATAAGCAAACGCTCTGCCTGGTCAATGTCTTTTAACTGACGAATAGCAATAGCGTCTTCAAGGTCTATTTCTTTTTGAGCCAGAGCAATTTGTATGTTTTGCTCAAGGTATTGACGGTCCATGTCATTAAGATCACTGAGAACCCGGACACCAAAGTTGTACATTGGAAGATCTCTAAAGCTTGATAAGACAGACATATTAGTCTTGCCGATAGCTTTTTCATATACCTTGAATATAACTGATTCTATAGGAAGTATTTGAACGCATTTCAAGACATCCTCACAGACTTTTCTGTAGAGAATCATACTAGCGTTAGTGATATCGTAAATAGCGTTATTACCGGCATTTACAGCTAGCTGATTAACACCAACTAAAGCCTCTCCTTTGGGAGTTGTTCCGTCCATAACTTCATTGATGCCTGTAGCATCGCGAATCATACGTAAGTAGTGATTGTATAATGCAATAAGCTCATTTATATTACGTATGGTGTTTCCAATCTCGCGGATAGGAGGGTTTTGGAACCCGCCTTCTGGATTCTTGCTACGATAGTAGAATACACCCGTTTGCTCGTAGATGTCTTGAATATCTAAAGGCTGTAAATCACCACCACGACCTAAGTCAACATTTTCTAAACCTTCAATATCAACCATGATACCATCTGGTTTACTTTTAGCAATTGCCTGCTGTAGCTTTAAATGAGTTAGCTGTAATTGATCTGCGAAACCAACAACACCAGATACCAAAGACTTAGGTATCATGTTGCGCATATTTACAGAAGTTACAGAGTAAGATAAACGAGCCTTAGAAATATCGTGGATATTTTTCGGAATGTTATGTTCTTTTCCGTAATTGAACAAATGATCTGTACCAATAATATACATACCGCCATAAACTGTAGAGTTTTGCATGTATACCGGGTCACGGTCATATACAGAGTTCTTAGGAGCTTCATACTCTTCTCCTTTAAAATAGAATCCCATATTTCCGTGACGAGACATCTTGTTTTCGTAGATCATAGAATCTACAGACAAGTATTCAAAGTCTAATATCTCAACAGTATACTCATCGTAACCGTACTTGTATTTATTAAGTTGCTTGTCGTAATACTTTTCTGTAAAACGTTCGGCACTATTAGAGTGTTTGTTCATCACACTCTGAGCCATTTCCGTATATTCTTTCTCAGTAAACTGATCACCAGCTAAACGTTTAAGCTCCATGATACTCATGCGCTTAATATGTCCGGCATAAACTAAATCAGAGAATGTAGGGTCGTCAGTATAATTGTGAATAAACATTGATGGATCCACATACTCCTCAGTAATACCGTAGTTAGGGTCATTGCTTCGTTTAGCAACAGCCATCCCACAGCTAATTATGTCTTCAACACATCTGCGGTAGATACGCTCATCAAAGTCATTCCACTGTAGTGTAAGTTGTGTTGCAAGTTGACCAGCAACCTCGGCATCTGTTTTTACATTTGTCTCTAAAAAGATTTCTGCTTCTTCTGGAGTATCTGGAAGACTGTTTGGATCCACCTGTGTTTGTAGACCTGAGGCTTTAGCTTCCGCAATCATCTCTTTGTTCTCGATCTGTAAAGCAATCATTTTTTTCTTTACATCCTTTTCGCTTTGAGAAAGTGGATCAACAGCTTCAATCTGTGGATATCGATAAGATGATATAATTTTGTTTGCTACAATTTTCACAAACTTAGGAACGATAGGAACTGGAGTCCAATCAATAGACAACAAAGAACCATCGTCATTGCCCGGATCTAAGCTATTGAGTATCTGTTTGTATATACGAGTGTCCTGTGTACCGTTAGCATACATGCGTGACTGCTCAAACTCCTTGTACCTCTTTTGATACAAGCTACCTTCTGTGTCTAGCCCTCCCCATTGATTCATCATTGCCTTAGCATACTCTAAACCATATTCTTTCTGGCTTTTTTCAGCATGCTTTGCTAGAGGGTTTGGGAAACTTCCTTTCTTTGTTACATTCATCTTTTCGCTGAATATTAATCAGAAACAAAGATAGATAATTTATTAACGCTGAATTACCTTGGCTTTACGGAAGAACTTCTTATTGCTGTTGTCTTTTTTTATTTCTTTCTTAATTGACTTTTGAGCAGCCATAAGAGCAAGACCAGCACTTATACTAAGGTCAAATTTGGTACGGTCGTCTATCTTAAAGTTAATCCAGTCTTCCAGAGTGTTGTCAAAAAACATTCTGCCGTAATTACCCTCTTCATTTAATCCTACATACTCGTGTATATATGCCTCAATAGACTGAGCGTGAGCTTGTATGATGTCTTGAGAGTTGGACGGTATACCTTTTGTTTTTGTTGCGCTACGTGATCCACCACCTAAATGTACTGGTCTATCCATAAGATATCCGTCATAACCTCTGTTCTCAAAGTATCTCGCAATACCGTACTTGTTATTCTCTATAAGTATCATATACCCATAAAAAACAGCAGACATAAGAACATCCTCGTAGAATATTCTAGCTAGCGGTGGACGTGAAGCATACTCTAATACAAACATGTTTGAGGGATGCTCCATGTTTATTTTATTATATAAATGTAGTGCGCCCTTAGACCCCCTGCCGTCTACAGTTGTGTCGAGGTCATAGCTATCCACGCCTCCTACGCCCAGCCATGCGTTGCCAGGGGTTTTCTTACCTCTTTCTGTTACAACTTTATTGCGCAGTTCATCTGGTGGCATCCAGGCTATCCTAAATCTACCACTAGGGTCTGGTCTAAAAATAACCTTTGTATCTTGAATGCCGTTCTCCCATACAAAATTACCACGAACAACAGGATTTGGATACAGCTCCATATTGTTTTCTAGTTGCTCGTATATCTTAGCGATATTAAAAGTAGATGCTTTAGTAGAGTCGCGAAACGCTTCGTCCATTGTAAATGGAAACTGACGTATAACTTCATTAAGGTCGTAGCTATCATTAGACAATGCCTTGCGCTCGTTCTTTAAAAACGTCTTAGCACCTATATCAATCATCTCATTGTCTACACCCAGTATAGGTTTTTCTGGATCATCAATAACAGGGTTTCCATAAAGATCAAAAAACCCTTCAAGGGCTTCATACGATGGTATAAATATTTTGTATAAACCTGTTTTTGTTCTGCCATTAGCATTACGCTCTGTGGGGTCTGAGTTGTATACGAGCTTTTTAAAGTTTCTACCTCCTTTGTCTAAAGGGTTTACAGTAGAACCTACCATTGCCTTCCCTATAATTTTACGACCCACAAGTAAACAAGTTCTATGTACACGCCATATCTCAGTTATATCCTCAGGCTTTTCTATTTTACCAGCTTCATCAAGAAATAGGTAGTGCAGCTTTTCACCATCATAAGCATTAGACGTAGTGTTTTTCCAGTTAATAATGGTATCTAAAGCTTCGCCACTGTTTGCTGTTTTATTATTTTTGGTAATACGTTTTGATGGCTCGCGAAATGCTAACTCTTGACGTGGGTTAGTCGTACCGTCTTGTATAGGCTTAAAGAAAAATGGATAGTTCCGGTATATCGGCATTATCTTTTTCATGAAGACATTTTCTTGTGCGTCCTTACCCGTCTTAGATACAATGCCTAATAACTTGTCTTTTACTTGAGTACCCTCATCAGATAAATTACCTGAACACATCTGTGTATATCCCGAACGTCTACACTTGACATAGACTTGACCCATGGATCTTGGGTCGTGCTCACACGCAACGAAGTGCCTAGAAAGTCTATTCTGGAATTCCAGGTAGCTAGGATATCCAATATCAATCTTGGACCATTGCAAGAACATATAATGATGACCTGTTATATAAGTAGGCTCACCATTGTTCATGAACCATACGCCATTCCTGCGTCTATCAAACTCTTTACGTATAAACTCCGTATACCTTTCTTTAAAAGGCTTCGGCATCTCTGTCCAGTCGTCCATGGACCTAATCTTCATCAAATCTGACGGGGGGTCTAGTCTACGCCAGTATTGATCTTCTTTTTTTGATTCGCTAAAGAGTATATCCTTTTTTTTAGGAACAGCTGGCAATTGCAGATAAACATCAGATATATTAATTACATCACCACCAGTACCCTTCGGGCATATGTTTACTACTGGCTCGTCAATACCCTCTATGTTTACTAATCCAGCCATCTATTTCTTTGCAAACTTTTCACTAAAACCAGAGCTGTAGTCTACCTCTTCTTTTATATTGCCCGTTTTCTTTAGCTCTTTTAGCATTAGCTCTAATTTCTGATACTCCGTTATAAGCTCCTTAGCATCTATTGCTGACTGCTTTATACTTTGCAGTTCAGACCTGCGCTGGCTACCACTTAACTCTTTGTCTACAGGCTTCTTAATTTCTTCTGTAATATTTTCAATAGCTATAGACATAGCATGCAGAAGCTCTTCTCCAGCGTATACACTGTCAAATTTTTTTCTGCGTCCCATTAGAATCCAGTTGCGTAAATATGTCCAATATGTGTACGGTAAACCTCCTGACCATCTATTTTCATCCGATAGTCAGCGTTCTTCATAATCATTACTTTATCACCTTTTTTTAATCCGAGCTCTTGTACAGCTGGCGAATCGTAAAGAACATAACCAAACATATTGTATTCTGGCTTTTTGAGTTCTGTGATGATGCCGCTTTCAGTAACTTCTTCATCCTCCTGTTCTTCTGGCGTTAAGAATATCCATTCAGACAATAAGTGTATCTCTCCAGTGTCTTGACACTTGTAAGCGTAAGCTTGTGTGTTTCCACTGTTGTAGGGATCAAATCTGACAAAATATATATCATCATCTACAAGTTGACCCTTACCTTCGTTGGATACAACGACATGGTGGTGAAAGTATAATATGTCTCCAGGTTTAACCCCAGTGTTGTGTTTTTCCGGAACCAAGTATACTTCAGCAGACATCTTTCTGTTTTCAAACTCATTCCATTTAGGATCTAGATATATTGACTTATCGCCAACCTTTAGCTCATCGTTAAAAGCTTTTGGCATTCTAACGAAGAAATCGTGTAGTGATCTCATCTTAATTAAATTTAATTGGTGTTAATTAACTAACACAAACTTACGAAAAATCACAGTCGTATTCTATGAGCACGGGCATGTCAACTGTAGACTTCCATAGCATCACACCGTCTCTAGGGTGTTTGATATAAATGAGGTATTGCGTTTTTCCGTACTTATGTAAGTACTTTTCATCGAGTATAATCGTGTCTACTTTAGACTCACCAGCTCGTTGACCTATATAATAAGCCATAGCTTTTAGGGGATTGTCCCCTATAATAATTTTACGTATCATTCTTTTTAATTTATATCTCCGTTTCTACGGGCTAAGTCGATCCAGTAATCAATACTGCCTGGGTCTGGTTCGCTTTCTTGGCGATATGCCTCAACACAATAAGAAAGAAGATCATCTAATTCCTCTTCATCTGTTACAGAAAAAGATGACAATAAGTTCATGTTAGCACGTTCCTGACCCTCTTCATCAATGTATGAAGAATCCATATCTAAAAAACCAACAGCAACACAGGCGATAAACGAGTCTTCTATATCGTACTTTTTGGCAACAGAAGCTATAGCGAGTATGAGTTCTTGTATCTCATAGATTGCATCTTTCTCGTTTTCTTTCATTTGATTTACAATGTTTAATTTTATCAAATATACTAATTTAATAAAAGGCTTATGCCGAAGGGACGGGTAGCGAAGACAAAGATGTTTAGAGATTTCTCATACATCAAGGACAAATGGATTAAAGAAAACTACTTAAAGAACTGGAGTATTGTTATGAGCGACATGCTTTCCAGATATGACCTTTCAGATAAAGAGATGAGGTTCATGCTCTTCGTCTACGACCTGGAGTTCTTCACTATGGACTGGATTGCCGGAGAGTACAAGTATGAGAAAAGAAACATAGGACGTAGGCTTGTATACCCTCTTCTTAAAAAGGGGTACGTCTATAAGCATTTTGATAAGCTTACTCCGTCTACGGCTAGAGAAGATCATTTGTTTAGGGATGAAAGTAAATACAATTACCGTGTAAGGTACGCTCTCAGCCAAAATGGTAGACTAGTTGTGTCTAGATTTTACCGAAAGATGGCTGGTGAGGAACCTATTAGTGTGAAGAAATAGTTTTAAAGGGCTTTTTTAATGACGCACCTTTATGTGGTACAAACTTACCCTTGTGCTCTTGAAGGTAATAACGCCCTCCCTTGTCCATCCAATGATATCCAGAGGGGGCATCAACCATTACTTTAGCTGTTTTCTTTTTAGCTTTCACCACGCAACAATGTAAAGTCGTTAGCGTCTAATACACCATTACCGTTTTTATCAAGCTTTACTTGACCACCTTTAAGGTATTCTTTTACTTTACCGCCAGCGTAGTATTTCTTTTTCTTCTTAGATTTCTTTTTAATCTTACGCTCTTGCTCTAGCATTTCCTTTGTAGGTTTTTTACCAGAACCTTTTTTAGCACGGATGTTATCCCACAAACCACGTTGGCTGTAGCTACCATCTTTACGCTTGATCATTTTCTTTTTTTTCTTTGCTTTTGCCATTTTATCTGTTTTTACGCATTCTTTCTAGTGCTGCTCTATTTTGGTTAACAAACTGAGCGTTATCTGGTCCTTGTTTCTTTCTTACTTCCCCTTCTGATGTTCTGTATATAAACTCACCTGTTTGTTGGTTTAACTTAACACCGTATATTTCTGGTAGCACCCTGCGCAAAGCTGGAGGTTTGCTCATATCCATATTGCCGAACGGTAGTTTTGGTGGAAGTTCAACCATAGACTCTTTAGGTCGTATAGGTTTTTTACTTGTTGATGACATGCTAGAAACAGGGTTATCTGAATCTATTCTAAAGTAAGAGTAATCTCCATTAGATTGTCCTGGCTCATATATGCCGGCACTTACTGTAGCCTTTAAATCGGGGTCATAATATGTTGTATCCGCGGGAACAGCAGCTCTAAGCATTCTGTCCATAAACATGTCTTGATACTTAGATAGCGCTCCAGGGGTTTGGAAAAGACTATCCACCTGTGGGTTTATTCCTTTGACAAACTTATTAGCCTCTTCTCTACCTAGCTCTCTTTGAGGTATAGACTGACCTAGCTTTTCAAATATTGGATCTACAGGTTCTCCATTGTAAATCTTTCGTAGTTTGAACTCAGGTTCAGTTTGTTCTGATGCATAGGGATCTGCTTCGTCAATAAGAGACAAATCTATCATTCTACGAATTAAACCCTGCGCATCGGTAAAACTAGTGTCTCTATCTACGTTTGTTTTTACAGATGTAGTATCTGAAGCTCTACGTTTCTTAGGATTTACAGGTCCACCTTTCTTATATTTTTTGTACTTACCCTTCATTATTTCTTCTTAAGTTTTACTTTACCGCCATTCATAAGATATATAGGGTTTCTGTTTTCACCGCGCCTTCCGTTAGGTATAACATATTCTGAAGCTTTCTTCCTAGGGGTTTTTGTTATTGGTGGGTTTTTAAAAACTGGTCTGATACCATACTCTTCTTGGTAAGCATCAAGGTATCTATCTAACTCGCGCTGACTCTTTTGTACTAGATAGTCCTCTCTGTCGGATTCGTATCTTTCGTCTGCGTCTTCTAGTGTTTTCTTAAATTTCTTTTCTTGCTGCTTGTATGCTTTTTGTAGTGGGTTTCTCATAATACCAGCAGTTGGTATTACCAATCCATCTGTACGAGAAAGACCACCTCCACCAAGTATAGCAGCCATTGGAGCAAACCAAGTAGCTTCACCCACTTTTGATACGTACCCTTCAGAAGCTTGGTTGTATTGATCTACTAGAGCTGGACGATCGGCAGCGGATGCGTCTTGTATTTGGTCTGATATGCCAACCATAGTCTTTTCTTGCTTATATAAATCATTATAAGTTTTTGCTGCGTAAGCCATGGCTGCGATGTCTTCAATATGCCTACCTCCTGTAGATGCACCTCCAGCTAAAAGAGTATTAGCAGGTGGGAACACAGAACCAGGAGTTTGTCTGAACTTATCTAGCAAAGTGTTATCTAGCTTTTCTTTTTGGTGTCCTAACTTATAGTTACCAAATCTAACTTCATCTATTATATCGTTCTGCTCATCTCCTAAGTTCACACCAGCATTGGCTCGTGTTTTCCCCATAGTTACGTTTTCTCCTGTTTTTTTCCATTTACCAGTAGCGTAATACGGTGTTCTATAGTTTACACCGTCTGGTGATTGTTTAGCATTCTTCCAACGCTGCAATGATATTGGACCTAGATTGTATGTTGTTGTGTAATCATCTAAGGGCAATGCTTTATCGTATAAACTTTCTACTCTTTGTCTAGAAACAAAATCATAGAATGATGGTAGGTCGTCTCTATTTCTATCTTCTGGAAGCTCTGCATCTCTATAGTCTGGAGCCCAACCATATCGTTCAGACAATTTATCCAGTTGAGACTGCACTAGGTCTTCTAACTTGTCTTCCCATCCACCTTTATAACGGACAGGACCACCTATCATACGACTGAATCTAGGACCTTTCTTACCCTTCTTACCGGGCTTACCACCGCCTTCGTATTTGTACTTCCCTTTCATAAAAATGGATTTATTTTTTTTCTAGGTAGCATAAGCTCCGGGAATTTAGCATCTCTAACTTCTTGCATAGGAATACGTTTGCTGTACTCTTCTCTGCCAGGTCTAGAGTTTCTAGCCATAACTAGGTTTTCAGGGTCCATGATATAGGGACGCATGGTATACATAGGGTCTGAATCTTCTTGATCAATAGCTCCTCCCATCATACCTCTATCAATATAGCTGGTAATCTCTGGTGGCATATTCTCTGGATCCATAATACCTTCAAGCATCATTATCTTAGCAGCTAAAGCAAGCTCTTCCATTTGTCTAGCAAACTCTGTCTTCTTGCTTACCTTTTTCTTTTTAGGTTTGCCACCGCCTTTGTATTTATATCTACCCTTCATTCTTCTTACAGTTTTTTGCTTCAGAACAATAGCATATTTCATCGCTACCACAAGCAAATGGATGCTCTGCTGTTGTTTTTATACCCGCTATTCGGTGTAACATACTCACTAACAGTACAATGCCTAATAGTATAATAATTCCTGTCATAGATACAAAGATAATCAATATAATGCTACAGCTGTTTGTGTCAAATGAGACTTGATAATGTCATTTATTTTTACTAACTTAGCATTGTGATTGAGATCAAACGCATGATTGAACTCATGTTCTTAAGTGAATCAGTTTATAGTTCAGAAATAAACTAATCCAAGTACAGAGTGCCAAATCCCAATTAAGGCACACTCTAAAATTCACGTTAAACACTACAATACGCCCTAACTATACCTGTTTCTGAACCACGCGTTCAGTCCCAGAGATCCCCTTACAACAGCTGTTATTAGTATTGCATACACAGTGTCCACTACCTAACAGATATATCCTATACACCCCCGCAAATCCATACTCTGAACCCAAACAACAACTTTCTGCACTTTACAGCAATCTATTGCCCCGAAAAATACCCCAGAAATATCTACCTAGGGGATTATATATATAGTCTACCGATAGAAACCGCGCACCTAAACCGATATCCAGACCACCCCCGCCCGACCAGCTGACCGCCTTTGTGCACTTTTTCAGCTTTTAGCACCGTTTACTGCCTGTCTGGCGATCTTTGTTCTACCTGTTTAGTGATCAATACCAACCCTTGCACCTCCAGACAACCGAAACAACCGTATAGCTCCTATGTAGGGCATTTACTGTCGTATCTGGGGCAACACCTAACCAGCTGACGAGCTGACCGGATTAAGAGCTTACGAGCTGACCAGCTGACGAGCTCAGGTAGTGTTGAATTCTTTTTGTTGCGTTCGTTTTGTTTATTCACATTTGTTTATATATTGCAATTCAGTAGAACGGTCAGCCGTTCACGTTCTTTGACATTCGGGAAAGTTAAAACAGATCTGAAGAGCTTCAGTAGTGCGAAGCCAGAGCGCCAGTGATGGCGCCAGGACTTAATAAGTTGAAACCTATGAACGGGCACACGTTCAAAGCAGGTGCGAAAGCTCCTGCGGTTATCTGTTAACTAATTTAAAACTTTGACAAATGGAAACATTGACAAATTATGACCATGCACAGTTAGACCTTGCAACCGGTCAACACCGTACACACGCGCAATTCTTAGAAGTTATGGACTCAGCGTTTCATGGTGTATACTCGCAAGCAAAAGCACAGTATAAAGAATTTTGTTTTGATCCTGTGAGCTACATTGAACACATAGATGAATATTGCGAAGGATTGGTGAATGATAATGTGAAAATTGAACTACTCACTCAGCTCGTTTACATTATAGACTAAAAAAGGGGAGCGCTTACGGGCGCTCCTTTGGTTATCTGTTAACTAATTAAAAATCATTAAAATGAATGATTCAAAGAAACTCTGGCACGTTCAACAACTGCACATGCTGGAAAGGTCAAACCCTTATTCGTACGGTTCTTTTGTGTTTACCAGCTCAGGCGAAATATTCACAGTTGATGAAGCGGTTGACATTTGGGAGGACATCAAAGAAGAAGGACTTTTTTACGGTGTGAATTGGGAAAGCGAGTTATGGAGCGAAAGCGGTATACAAATACCAGCCGTTTATACTGAACACTAAGATGAAGAGCGCCAAATGGCGCTCTTTTGGTTATCTGTTAACTAATTAAACTCACTAAAATGAAGGTGTACAACGTATACAAGGCAAACGAGGAGCTATACATGACATTTCAAAGCAAAACTGAAGCGGTTGACTTTATAGAATATGGAGCCGCAAGTGTTTTTAGCGAAGAGGGCTTTTATTTGGAGGAGGCGCTTATTTGTAAATGCGGTAACGATAAAGAAGTTATGGAGCGTTTTGATGCGTACGGCTACGCAACCGGTGATTGGTGCAATACGTGTTATGAAAACGGAAAATATCCATACAGGAAAGATCGTTACTACGACTACTTTAACGCTGGGGAAAGATTAGAGTAGAAAAGAGCGCCATTTGGCGCTTTGGTTATCTGTTAACTAATATAAATAAAGATGAAAACTACAGTATTTATCGGGAAAGCTGAGGTAAAATGGAAAGCAAAGAAGAACCCAATAGAGCACAAAATTAGAAGCTCAAGGGATGCTTACAATTTATTAAAGGCACATATCGGAAAAAAGATATTTGAACAAGAGCTTTTTATTACTATGTATATGAACAAGGCGAACACCGTATTATGGATTGAAACCATAACTCAGGGATGCGGTGCTTCGTGCTCTGTAGATATCCCAGCAATAACAAGAAGAGCTATAGAGGGAACGGCACACGCGGTAATTGTCGCGCACAACCACCCGAGCGGTAATAAAAACCCCAGTGAGAACGACAAAAGAGTAACTAAGAACTTAAAGAAAGCGATTAAACCATTTAACATAGAAGTGTTAGACCATATTATCGTTTGTGGGGATGGTTACTACAGTTTCGCTGACAATGGCGAACGATCGTTAGCTTAATTTATGAGGAGCGCCAATGGGCGCTCTTTGGTTATCTGTTAACTAATTTAATCAAACACTATGAAGAATAGAGTTGTATTTACTATACCTGAAAAGGACATTATAGTTGTAATACGTAAGGGCAAGACCACAAACAAGAAGATTACAAACGGTGCACCACTGGTGCAAACGTACACATTCAGCACTGCTCAATGGACTTTAGCTTCCACCAGTAAAGGCTTCGGGATGAAGAAATTCTTTGCTTTGGATGGTTCCAATTGCTTAGACTGTCCATATAGTGGAAACAAAGGTAAAGGCGGTTGCTATACACACAAGTTTAACCAATATGTAGGCTTTTTGTCTATGCTACGTAGCATTAAACACAATGAGCTTACACCACTTACAAGGGACAAACAACAGAAAATTATTGAGCTTTCGTTTAATAGTTATGTAAGATTTGGGACATATGGCGAACCATCCTTAATGCCTTTATCTGTTGTTGATGCTATGGTATGGAATGCTAAGACATGGACTGGTTATACGCACCAATGGGAAAAAGAATGGGCGAACAGTTATAAAAACTATTTTATGGCTTCTACGCACAATCAAACAGAAAGTAAAAGAGCCAAAACAATAGGCTATAGATCATTTGTTTCTGTAATACCTGACAAAAAAGTTACCGGTATAAACTGCCCAGCATCTAAAGAGCAAGGCTACAAAAGTAACTGTGAAAAGTGCGGGTTATGCTCAGGGGTGAAGGGCAAAGGAAACAAGGATGTATGGATTATGGAGCATTAAAAAGAGCGCCACTGGGCGCTCTTGGTTATCTGTTAATATAAGTTATAAAGCAATGAAAAAGAATGACTACGAACTAAGTATAGAATACAGGGAGCGTTTCGCACTTAATAAAGGCGAACGTTACTGGATGCAAGAAGCAATTGATTTGTATTCTAAGATGGCTAAGGAAGAGCTGGAACACGAAATAGAACAAGGTAAAAGACCGGTAATAGCTCCAGCTTTTTTTGATGGATTATTTAATACTATAAGCGGTAAGCTTGATGCTTGGATGCAAGAAGAAAGAACTGTTCTTCAAGACTCGGAAGAATAGTTAATGATTGGTTAACGGTAGAGTCAAAAGGAGCGCCATTGAGCGCTCCTGGTTATCTGTAAATTTAAACAATGTATTATGAACAGGATTAATTATTGGATTAAGGAAAAATTAGGCTTAATCGATAAAGGGGGGGTGAACAGGATTAATTATCTATTAATGAAAGTAGATTACCTGAGCACCGAATTGCACATAGCTAAAGAGCAAATACTTAAGCTTGAAAAAGATGTTAGCGGTATTCATGATGAGCAACACGAAACAAGGGAGACCGTATCTAACAACGAGTACGCAATAGACAGTGTGAAAAGTGATTTAGAAAATCATAATGTTCCGTATCTGTGGGAAATCGTAGATAATAACAAAGATTATATAAAGAACCTTGAAGTACCTGATGAATACAACATTAGGGAGATTATAAAATTAGAACTGGATGCTCTAAAAGGGACTAATGACTCACAAGAGACAATAGGAGGTGATAGTATAAGTAATGAACGATTGATTACCGGTATTGTAAGAAGTGAAATTGCACAGTACAACAAGTTTATTGTAGATGCATTGAATGAGAAATCATTTGATTAATTATAAGAGCGCCACTGGGCGCTCTTGGTTATCTGTTAATTAATATATATAAAGATGAAACACCAGTATGGAACAGTGTACGCTGAGGCTACGCTAAAAGTTCGTGTAAAGTTTAATACGTATCTACACGATGCAGAAGAGTATGAATACGTTATGGATGCTATGTATAACGGGGACTTTGATTTTATAGAAATGCCTAAAGTTGATAGCTTTAAAATCGAGAATGTAAGAACGTTTGAAGAGAAGGAGTTATGACAAGGTTTGAACAGGATAAAGAGACTATTTTTCGTTACATAGACAGTAAAGGATCAAGACCAATGAGTAGGGCTTATTGGAATTTAGTGGTGAGCATACGCGATGTAGGGTTGTTCTGTGAGGGAATAGCACCTAACAGACACTGGAGACTTAAACACGTTAAAGAATATTTCGGAGTAAAAGGAGGTAAACAAAAGATTTACGACCAGTTAAACGAAATGCTTGATGACTATAGAAAAGAATTAGGGTATGAGACAGTGTAGTGAAACCGGAGAGGTGATGTATGGTGGTTGGGTGATTTGTGATGATATCTATATCAAGTATGAAAAGGATTTAGACAATTATTTGCTTGAATGGGCAAAAGATGATGGTCTACATAATTTCAACATTGAATGGCTAAGAGATTATTATTACAACAGTGAGATGTTCTACTACACAACGTGGTACGAAGAAGAAGATTAATTAAAAGCGCCACTGGGCGCTTGGTTATCTGTTAATTTAAAATATAAAGATTATGTATACAGACAATATGTATAGCAACGAGTACACTGAGGCTCTTGAGGACTTTGAATGTTTTGTAAGAAACATATTAGATAGCGAAGATTTGACTGATAAAGAAAAAGTTGAAACAATTAAAAAACAATTATAGACTATGAAAGTATTTACATTAGTACAAATTATTGAAAGAGACTGCGATGTAAAAGTAGAATCTTTTGCTACACTACAAGAAGCTATGAAATTTCAAGACAAGCTAACCAGAGAATTTATACAAGACTGGGGCTCTGTAAAAATTGACTTCGCATTTGAAGAGAACTCCTCTATCTTTTTTATGGAGTCTAAGAATGGTAGTACTGACCAACAAATAGTAATCAAAGAAACTGAAATATAAATAGATTGAAGTAAAAGGTGCGTTGCACCTTGGTTATCTGTAAACAATTTAAAACAATTTATTATGCCTAACTGGGTAAATTCAACAGTTGAAATGGAGTTACAAAACTCTGATGTAAAGCTTTTAGAAGCTATGAAAGAAAATGGCGGGATCTGTAGGACCTACAATCCAATGCCAGCTCTGTTAAACAAAACGGTATCACCAGTGCAAATTGTATCTGTTAAAGAATACAAGGAACAACAGAAGTTTAACGAAGAATACTTACAGTCTATTCCTGAAGGACAAAGTCCTGATGATTGGAAGATTAAAAAGGGTATTACAAAAAAGATGCACGAAGAGTATATAGAAAAGTATGGACATGCTGACTGGTATAGCTGGGCAAGTAAGCATTGGGGTACAAAGTGGGGAGATTGTGATTTTAATTACTGGGAAGATGAAACGACAGACAATGGTACAACAATAGTAGTTGTCCACTGGGAGTCGGCTTGGGGACCTATCTTAAATAGTCTTACCGAGAAGCTTATAAACGACCTAAGAGCTACTGATACACCCGCTAAATTCAATTGGGAAGAAGAGCAAGGATTTGGGGCAGAATATGAACTGGTAGATGGGAAGTTGTCTTTAATTAGTGAATGGGATTTACCTGAATGGGGAGATGAATATTACGAAGATGATAAGGGCAACTGCTACACTTACCTTATAGAAGATTACTACAAGATGGGAGAAGTCTACAGTAAGGGATTCTATTTAGAGCATTCAATACACGAGCCATATGACAAGGAAAAGGATGGTGAAATCAAAAAGATGAAGTGGTAATGGATTTTAAAGAAGTGTATAGTAAGATAGATTCTGTAAGGTTTTCACTGGCTATGAGAGATAATGTATTGCACGTTGCGTATATTGATAAGATAGAGCAGTTTATAAACACCTTAGAGATTCAAAATGGAAAACAAGAAGAGAGAAGAGGTGTTAAAGCGCATCTTGAAGAATGAACTGATCAGTGGTACAACAGTTATACTGAGCGGTATGCTTTTTATATTTTTATGTCAGTTGATTGTTGATTTTCTCGTTAAGTTTATTACATTTGGAGGGTAGTCCGTTGGGCTATCCTCTTTTTTTTGTCCTTTTTTAGCTGTGATTCGGGGAGATAAACAGCATCCAGAAGAGTATTTACAATATGTAAAAGACACGCTGGTTACGGAGATAATTAATACACACTCCGTGAGCACCAGTAATACTTGGTAACTATTCTGTTTCAATGGCTCGTACAAAAGTGTAAGCAAGTGCTGGATTCCTATACCTTTCCGACTTGTGGGTGACTGTACTACTGATAACTCGGTGTAAGCTGGTTCCTATAAAGGGTTTTATACCCTTTAGGGGATCTTGAAACTCCTTCTAATCTAATGATAGCTGGTTCCCAGTAGAGGGAACGTTAGCTCTTAACAAGGAGCGGGGCGCGAAAACGCCCCAAGCGAATTGTATACAGTGAATAAGGAGCAATATTGAAAATAAAGACTGTATTTCTTGTTTATAACTGAGTAATTACTTAGATTTACACAATGCTTACTGCGGGGTAGCATGGGGATTATGGGGTTCAACTCCCTGTAGTCCCACTAATTTAAATTCAATTAAAAATGGGTCAACACCAATTTAAGACCACCAACATCAAAGGAAAAAAGTATGTTGAGGTCAACGAACGCGTAAAAGCGTTTAGAACACTATCCGAGTACAAAGGATGGTCATTAACATCTGAGATAGTACATCTAACAGATGACAGCTGTGTAATCAAAGCAATTGTTACAGATGCTGATGGTAGCGTATGTTCTACCGGTTTAGCGCAAGAGGACAAGTCTTCCTCTCGTATTAATCAAACAAGTTATGTAGAGAACTGTGAAACCTCAGCTGTTGGTAGAGCTCTTGGTTTTATGGGTATTGGTATTGATACTTCTATAGCGACTGCTGATGAGGTAGATATGGCTATTAAGAAGCAAGACAGTGCACCTACTACTACAAAATCTAACACACCAGCTGTTAGTACTGATCCTGACGTGTTCAAGCAATCTATTGATTATTTAAAGAACACACCTAATGACAAGAAGGATACATCTTTTGAGATGATTATGAGCAAACACGGAACTAAGTTTTCGGAGAAGCAAGTAGAAGCTCTTAAGAAGTTTATGTAATGGAGTTCGCAAGTAAACTTGTTGAGGTAACTAACAAACCTTATTTATCATACTCGGCTATTAAATATGCTGCGAATGGTAGTAAGCAACAAGACATGAAGTTGTTTGAGCTTTATATCAAAGGTTTGCTTAGAAAAGAATCACAAGCTTTCACATTTGGCTCTCTTTATGACTGCCTCTTGCTTGAACCTGAAAAGGCAACAGATGAATTTATTGTTATAGATGATGAAGAAATCTGCGCTACAATTGGTGGTAAGAATCCAAGAGCAACAAAGAAGTACAAGGAGTGGAAAGAAGAGTTTCAAAAAGACCATTCTAAAAAAACAATAGTATCAGAAACCGACTGGACTGAAGCAACAGCAATGATTAATCGCTTAGACGCTTCCGAAGTTATAATGCCCGACACTGGAGAGATAATCTCTGTTCGTTCGTTTTTAACCGGCAAGCCCCAGGTTGAGTTTAATACGTGGATCGAGGAAATCCCAGTACGTGGATTTTTTGACTGTGAAGGAGATACATTTATCACAGATAGCAAAAGCACCAGAAGTGTATCTGGCTTTAGGTATGATGTCAAATCGTTTGACTATGATATCCAAGCATACATATACACTCAGGTTAGCGGTAAAGAGTTTTACTGGGTCGCCCAGGGGAAAAGTAAACCGTATCTATGTGCTGTATACAAGGCATCGGATCAAATTCTTAAAAGCGGTGAGCAGAAGTTCTGGTCTGCTGTAGAGAATATATCGAGATGGCTTGATGAACCGAGCAAAGACACAGAGTCTTTTGCTTTATATGATATTATTTAACCCGGAAGAAATTCCACAAATCCGATCAAAGATGGCTGACAAAAAGAACATCTACATGGGCTTCGCTGAAGGTCCGAAAATTCAGCAAAACATTTCATTTAAAGTTGATCAACTTGATGAATTGAAGAAGTACGCCACACAAGCTGGCAACATTAACTTAACTGTTGTAACTCACTTTAACCGTGACGAGAAAGTAAGCAAAAGCTTTATTTCTGTTTACAATCCGCACGAGGGTAAAACTCAAGGTTTCACACCTAAGTCAGCAGCAGGTGACTTACCATTCTAATGTAAAAGGGGGTCGGTTGTACCGGCTCCCAATTTACTACCTTGAGGTGCAGGTCTCGTATTTAAAGAGAAAGCACTGGACACCAGTAGACACCTGGGTGGTAACCACGATCGATAACTTAAACTCTATAGTAAGGGAGGATTCTAAAACGAGAGATAGATTATTCCAAATGATATATGGTAAAGGATATAAGAGCCAAAAGGCTGTTAGATTAGATAAGATATACAGCAAAAAGCAAGTAGGATACGTAAATAAATCTTACAACGAGCTGACTGAATCTCAAAAGAGAACGATAAATGAAGATAAATAGTAGTCAAATATTTAGAGCTAATGATCAATACACAGCTCTGGATAAGTTCTGGAAAAACGTAGTTAAAGAAAGGGGTGTAACAAACACTAGACAGCGCATAAATGTAATATATAGACATACGTTTTCTTGTGTTTGCTACGACATATCTACACTTCCAATAGTACAGATATCTTCTATACTTGATAGGGATCACGCAACGGTAATACACGCTGTTAAGAACAACGAGAATAATAGAAAGTATGACCACAGCTATGAGACTATCTATATATGGATGCATAATGAGATATCCCAAATCCTTAAGTCTCACATTGATGAGAATGCTATATCAATACTCACAAGGGTTAGAGACAGAAACCCAGAGATAGATATTGACACTCTTTTAGAAGGAGTAAATAGAGACTGGACAATTAAGATGTCCCTATTAAAAGAAGAAAATATACGCTTGACAAAAGAAAATAAATCTTTATCTAAGTATGCTAACAGCACCAATGAGCGTAACAAATTATTAGAGAGTGAACTTAAACGTGTAAAAAACTTGATATGAGCAAGATGAAGCAATTCCTACGCATCGCCAATGCGAGGTTAAAAAAGGTATATCCTAACAAGATGCAACGCAAAGCCTGGGCTGCAAATATGTGGCGCAGATGGTTAGAAAGACAGAACGTAGAAAGAGATTTATAATGTCGGCTCCAGATAGATTTCAAAATGCTGTAAAGCTTGTTGCTTTATTACAGCTGTCTTTAGAGCAGATGGATACGATAAAGGGAACTAAGATCTACAGACATAAAATAAAGAACCAGATCAATTTACTTGAGAAGTCTTTAGAATCCCTATTGTCTGGACCAGTGAGTGAACTGGACGAAAGAAATGAAGACCTGTTTAACACAATACAAAAAAACATAAGCATGGTTTTAGACATGAGTCTTGAAGAGCTGTCAATGTTAAAGGTAGCTGTTGAAGAGTCAAGAGAATAAGGTGTGCTATACTATTAATTAAGCCTGATAATTGACAACACCTTATGGAGATAAAGGGAGGGGTTTTACTAACTTAAAATTAAACGGAATGGTTATTCGTTTCCTCCCTTTATAACCTTTAAAACCAAAGATGATACAGAACCATAGGGTTTTGTGTCTTTAATAGAACATTATGTCAAGTAAACTGCGCAAGATAGTTGACACCAACAAAAGGTGTAAGCACATCAAAAGAGAAGGTGAGAGTTGCAGATTAAACAACAACTGCA